ATAGATAAAGATATTTCAATATATTTTATGATGATAATAGAAGGATTATTGAACTATTTTGATGACGATGATTACATACAATATAAAAAATATGAAGCTTCAATCCACGATGAATTCGTTTTGTTGTAAAAATTGAATATAAAATATAATTTAATATAATAAATATAAATTAATATGCCTATTACAAAATGCGAACATAATAAACAAAAATCAAGATGTAAAGATTGTGGTGGTTCTCAATTATGCGAACATAATAGAGTTAAATCACAATGTAAACCTTGCGGAGGTTCTTCAATTTGTCAACATAATAGAGTTAAATCACATTGTAATGAGTGTGGTGGCTCACAATCATGTGAACACAACAAAAGAAAATCAAGTTGTAAAATTTGTAAAGGTTCTTCAATTTGTGAACATAATAAAGAAAAAGCAAAATGCAAATCGTGTGGTGGTGCATCTATTTGTGAACACAATAGAGAACGGTCAAAGTGTAAAGATTGTAAAGGTGGTTCAATATGTCAACATAATAAACGAAAACCATACTGTAAATTATGTGGAGGTTCATCATTATGTAAAACACCAAATTGTGAAACATCTGGATACAAGAAATACAACGGTTATTGTTTACCTTGTTGTATTCAAGTACATCCTGAAATAAAAGTATCAAGAAACTACAAAACAAAAGAAAAAGATGTGGTTGATAGAATAAAGCAAACATTTCCAAATTTTGATTGGGTATATGATAAAAAAGTTGAAGATGGTTGTTCTACAAGACGTCCCGATTTATTGTTAGATATGGGGTCGCATATTATTATTGTTGAAGTAGATGAAAATAAACACAATACATACGACTGTAGTTGTGAAAATAAACGGTTAATGCAGATATCACAAGATTTACAACATAGACCAATTGTATTCATTCGTTTCAATCCAGATGATTATACAAATATAGATGGTATAGTTGTAAAATCTTGTTGGAGAATGAATAAGTTAGGTGTTGTGCAGATTATGAAAACAAAAGAAAAAGAATGGGAAGAACGAATTGAAAAATTGAAACAACAAATACAATATTGGATTGATAATCCATCTGTAAAAACAGTAGAAATTATTGAATTATTTTACTAATCTACAACACACTTTGACCTTCGTATTTTTCCTTTATTTTTTCATTTAAAATAATTAATTGTTCTTGTAAATCATATTCTTCTGGTAATACCATTTTCACACCCATACGTTTATCATTCATTCTTTTTTCAAAAACTAAATGTGGTTTTTCCCTTGATACAACTAACGAAACATATTTTGGTAAGATTACTTTATCTGTTTCAGGATAAATATCTTTTTCTAAATCATCAACAACTTTATTTGCTTGTTGTAGTTTTTCCATAATAGAAACCTTGCCGGACTTGGTGCTAATCCATGGTTTATCCAATTTTGGATGTTTTTCAACCTTAAAAAACTCTCTAGACTTTGTATGTTCTTTATCTAACCATTCGTGATAATAAACCACATACTTCTTCATCATATCTTGTTCAATACCTTCGGGTAAGTCTTTTGCGTTTGTTTTTCGCGCACGCTTGGTTCCGTCTTTTATTCCTTTACTATTATGTTCTTGCATTTCTCTCGTCGCAATACGTAAATTATAAAATGTATTGTTTAATGGATCTTGGTCTATATGGTCTACGCTAATATTTTTTGTTCCCTTTTCGTTTCCATGACATCCAGTAATGATTTGGTGGATAAATAAATTTTTAGAACATAAAATATACCCGTTTTGATGTTTATACCATGTTATCTTTTTACCAGCATTTTCATTTTTTTCATATTCTGTTATGATTTGATAGCTTTTATCACACAATTTAACAACTGTATCTTTTTCACAATACATCAATAAATATTCTTTTCCATTTTCTTTTTCTTTTACTCTCCACATTGGGTTTTTCATTATATTTGCATCTTGACCGATTGTATAATAATGTCCTTCTATATATTCAATGACTTCATATTTTTTATTTTCAATCATTTGTTTATGGTAATGATGATATAATTCTACATTTTTTCTTCTTAAATCATATTTATTTCCATTTTTGAAAACGCAATAATCTAATTCAGGATTATAATTAAATATGAAAGTAAGATAATTTATTCTTTTATAATTTGACGCATAGGATGGATAAATGTCATTTTCATTTACAAAAACGAATTTATTTTTTGTATTAATTAACTTATCCTTTGTACTAAAATCAACAAGATAAGTTCGGTTATTATATTTAATCTCACCGCACATAAGTTCTTCGTTTGTTGAATATTCTGGCTTCATTTCTGTTTGATTTGTTGCAGTAGAAGGAATGCTTTTATATGATTCAATTTTATTCATATTATACTTTATATAATATGATTCTATTTATATGGTTTTTATTAGTTAATATTTAATTAACCAAATATATATTTTTAACCCAAACCACTATTAATTGGAGTATGCTAACCCACCCATACCACTCATAACTCTCAAGACGTTGTAGTTAACGGCATAGACACGGACCTTAGCAGTCTTGGTTCCTTCAACAGTGGCGTTGGAGAGGACCAATTGCAAGGTGGCGTTATCAATTCTTGAGAAGTTGCATGAACCACTTGGTTGATGTTCTTCAGGACGAAGAGCAAATGAGTACACGTTAATACCGGTATCAGGAGCTCTAGTGTGGTGTTGATAAGGTTGAACAAGGTCAAAGTAAGTACCTTCACGTTCAGAGAATCTATCCTGACCGTTGAGCTGCAACTTAGCAGTGACAACAGGGTTTTGACCCCAGCAGTGCATGTCCAAAGCGGATTCAGCAAGGACGAAAGTACCAGCATCGGAGACACCAGAGTTGACGAATCCAACACCACCGTTGTTGAAACCATCAGCACCACCAGCAACAGTGTTAGACCAGAAGGAGGCACCAGCGGAAGTCAAATCAACTGCACCAGCATCTTGGAAGAGACCAGCTTGAGTGATAAATGAGGTGGTGGTTTGAGCAACATCGTTAGGTCCGCCGAATGAGTGGATAGCATTAGGAAGAGCATCGATAGCATCAGAGTAGTTGAATGGCTGAGCACCCAAAGTCTTGTAGAGGACGCTAGTAGCATCCAATGAAGCGCAATAGTCAACGTTAGCATCAGGTTGGACAACAAACACGAGTTCCTTGCAAGGGTGGTTGAAGTTCAACTTGATCTTGTTGGAAGAAGAACCGACTGATTCATCACCAGTGAATTGGAGTTGTTCAATCAAGTATTCGTGTGGGTTTTGAGCCATGCGTCTACGTTCATCAGTGTCCAAGAAGACATAGTCGACATAGAGGGAAGCAGCAACCAAAGATTGGTTGTAAGCAGTTGCAACCTTCACGGAACCAGATGAGGCGCTCAAAGAGCTAACAGCCCACAAGCATTCATCAATAGGTCTCAAGTCCAAGTTGATCTTGACTTCGTGGTATTGAAGGGCAATCAAAGGAAGAGCCAAACCAGGGTTTCTGCAGAACCAGAATTGGAATGGAACGTAAAGAGTGGTTTCTGGGAGAGCGTTTCTAGGAGCGCACACTTGACGAGGAGCGTTAGAAGCACCACCGCAAGGTCCATCGACATCAGAGAAGGAAGGATCAGTGATGTAAGTCAATTGGGTGGTGTTACCAACCATCTTGAAATAACCACGTTCTTGTTCCTTAGACAAGGTCAATTGGTTCCAGATGTGCATCCAGTCACCATATTGACGGTCAATTCTTTGACCTCCGATTTCAACTTCAACTTGAGAAATCATTTGTTCACCAGGGAAGTCCAACCAACGGGCATAGACAGCACCAGTAGAACCCTTCATAGATTGATTGATTTCAGGGAGAGTAGCTTGGAGATAAATTCTGTAAGCCAAATCACCGTTTCTGCTGATAGTGCAGGTAACGCGTCTACCGAAATCGGCTTGACCGTTAAAAGTTTGTTCGATAGATTCCATCGAGAAGTTGGTGTGACGACGATAAGTCACCTTCCAGAAAGTAATCTGAGGGTTACCAGTAAGGTAAACATCTTGAGCACCGTAAGCTACCAATTGCATTAATCCACCTCCCATTGTTATACTATTGCTAAAGAAAAAAAAATAATTTAAAAAACCGTAATTATTTTTTTATTTTTCGTATAAATTTCTATTTTTTCATTATTATTTATTGAATATTTTTTACATCCATATTCGCTTTAATGAAGGTTTGTAAAAAAGTATCTAAATAAACTTCTTTTTTACCTTGATGTTTTTTAGTGAAAATGTATGAATTATCTTTTTTCTTAACTTCCCATCCACCTTTTTCAATTGCATTATATATAAATGTCATTTTTTGTAATGTAAGATAATCAATTTCAAATGATTTTGGTGTATTTATACACAACGTATTGTCCATTTTTATATATTCTATTAGATACTTATATCTAGAATATAGCGAAGTAAAAAATACAATAAATAAAAAATATGTATAAATATTGTATATTAAAATAAAGAATTAAACAAATAGTTCGTTTTCAATATAAATATGCCTACATTCAAGCCAAAAAATACAAAACAGATTGTTGTAAATCAAAAATTAATAACTACTCTTGATGGAAAACATAAAGAGATTGTTGATGGTTTTCGAAATAAAACAAATGTTGTTATTCCATCTCTCCGTAAAGAGAGAAATGAATGTTATGAGAAATTGAATAAAGAAGATATAACAATTGAAGAAAAATTAGATATTCAAGACAGAATAAAAGAAATTGATAAAGAAATAAAAACACATAAAACAAACGAAAAAAAATATTTCTTGGAAAACTCAAAATATGTTTTTGATTATTTCGAAAATAAAAAGAAAATTTCAGAAGGAAATAATAAAACAACACTTTTAAACGACTTTTTCAATTTAAAAAAAGATAATTCTTCTTCATCTGCAGATATTGAATTAAAAGATAGAACAAATATTCAGAAATATTTATCCAACGTAGATGAGAGCTTTTTAGATATGTGTAATTTTGTTGTTCAAACAGATATTTGCAAAATATGTGAAAAAGGAGAATTAATACCTGTTGAACACGAAGGTCTTATTGTTTGTAATCATTGCTCATATAATATGAAATATTTAGTTGATAACGATAAACCTGTTTATAAAGAACCGCCAAAAGAAGTTTGTTTTTATGTCTATAAACGAATTAACCATTTTAGAGAAATATTAGCACAATTTCAAGCAAAAGAAACGACACAAATACCTGAAGAAGTCATGGAAAATATAAAACAACAAATTAAGAAAGAGAGAATTAAATTAAATCAAATAACAAATAAAAAGGCAAAAGAAATTCTTAAAAAACTTGGATACAATAAATATTATGAACATATTCCATTTATTAAAGACAAGCTCGGTATAAAACCACCTATTATGACTCCACAATTAGAAGAGAGATTATGCAATATGTTTATTGATATACAAGGTCCTTATGCGAAATATTGCCCTGAAGATAGAGTTAATTTTTTGAACTACTATTATACCGTTTATAAATTATGTGAATTATTAGATCAAAAGAAATTTTTGCCGTTTTTTCCTATGTTGAAAGATAGAGAGAAACGGATAGAACAAGATGAAATATGGAAAAATATTTGTAAAGATTTACAATGGGAGTTTATTCCGACTATATAGAAAATGGTTAGTATTATACATAATACATTATAGAATATGTATTATGTGTATATATAGTAAAAGATGTCAAAATCAATTTATTACGCGTTAGTTTATCCAATTGTTAATTTTTCAAATCCGTATTTTACACCTCCATCATTAACCACCTTTATGAATTCATCTTATATACCTCCAGAATTTATTCCATCTCCACCATTAAATGTATTTCATGGATGGTATGTATTTCAAACATCTGATCCTGTAAATAGTCTTTATAAAGTCGGAGATGTTGTTCAAGAAGATACTATATTTAATCAAAATGATTATTCATATTGGGTATATCCTGTATGGGGAGGACCACTTCCACCAAAATCATCTTACTATCCTGAAAAAGTTTTAATACGTATTGGAAGTTCATATGCAAATAATCTTGTTTATTACAAACCACATAGTTTAGAAACGGGAGGGACTGCAGGAACTAGAAATTCAAGAATTAAATCAAGACGAACATGAATGTTTGTATATTAGATAATTTATGTATAAGAATATTTTATACATAAATTTTTATTTTGTAATTTTACATCATTCTTGGAAATCCAACCAAGTTAGCACCTATACCGAATCCTGCACCACTTCTTGCAGAAACACCCATAGTAGGAACATAAGTATCCAAAATGCTAAAAGTTGCTGCAGCAGTTAAGGCAATCAACGCAACTTCATCCAAGTTAAGAGAACGCTTAGGGATTGCATAAGCAGCAATTGCAACCATAAGACCTTCTACTAAATATTTAATACCTCGCTTAACCAATTCTCCCATATGAAATCCTTCGCTCATTATATTAAATATAAAGAAAATAATATACAAAATAAAATAGTATACAAAATAAAATAGTATACAAAATAAAATAGTATACAAAATAAAATATAATATATGTGCGATTAATACTTAAAAATACAATATTAATTATGTTATATATGTCATCTAAACAAAAGCAAAATAAGAAAAATGGAATGGAACTTCGTAAGAATAGCGATGGTTCTGCAAATCCAAATTATGTAGATGTTTTAGAAGAAGATAAACCAATCGCTGGACAAAAATTCGTATGTATTTCATTTCTCTCACCTGAAAATATTATTAAGGAAAAGAATCTATATAACTTTAATAAATTCCTAAATAAATGGGATATGAATAAATCAATGGAAAAGTATAACCAATTTCTCAGTTTTGTTGCTTATAAATATAATTTGAATTTTGATGATTTATCAAAAGATTTGTCTGAATTTTGTGTAGAAGAAAAGAATAAGTTGTTTGCAACGACTATTGAAGATGAGTATAAGAACTTCTTAGATGCGAATGAGGAACAATTAGAAAAAAAATTTAATGAAGAACATCAGTTTCAAACTAGTGTTAGAGGACTTAAGGTTCGTGGATCTTACCCTAGTCAACAAGAAGCCGAATTGAGATGCAAAATGTTGCGCGAAGTCGATCCAAACCATGATGTTTATGTTGGACAAGTTGGTATTTGGATGCCTTTTCATCCAGAAGCATACAAGACTGGACGCGTTGAATATTTGGAAGAGGAATTGAATCAACTTATGAATGAAAAGGTAAAGAATGAAAAACAAGCAAAGATTGAATTTGATAAGAGAGTTCGTGAAGCCAAGGAAAAGGCTATGGAAGAAAATAGAAAGAAGGCTGAAGAAAGCGGTAATTTGTTGACTCAAACAATGGATAAGGATGGAAACCTTGTTAGTGTCAAGGATACAAACACATTCGAAACTGATTTGGAAAACACAAGTAGTGAAGTATCTGTTGCTGATATTCGAAGAGAGTTATTTAATAGTGAAAATGTTGTTATTGATTACAAGAATTCCGACCACGGAATTAAAAAGCTGACTGAGGAAAAGAAAGACTCTGATGGTGGTTATTATGATTAAATCGGTTATGGCGTAAAGATTTATAAATAAATTTTATTGTATTTTATAAAATTTATTTTACTAAAAAAATATTACAAGAAGGCGCAGCCCTTCTCCTACCATTTATTCTTTTTAACATTAATTTTACTTCCTTTTTTCTTACCTTCATTTGGATCATATGATTTATCATCATCGTCTGAATCAATATCCTTTGACATTTCCCAAAACTCTTTAGATCCCAATTTAAAATCACCATAATGTTCAGCTTTATACCAAAATATCTGGTCTTGAAGTCTGTTTGATTTCGCATTATTATTTATAACAAGACACTCATAGTTTTCAGTGCATTGATCCATAACTTGAGAGAAGGATTCAAATGTTGGAAACATACCTGCATAGTTTTCCCATATACGTTTGCGATTTGCAATATAAGGTTCTCTCAATATAAAAACGTAATCAATATTTGTTCGCAAATTTGGAGGAATACCTAGTGGATATTGCATAGTAATAATAAGCATAACTTTCCAATGACGACCATTCATAAATAATAAACGCATCATCTTATCTTTAGACCAAGTATTATCATAAAGACAATCATCCAATATAACAAATGCACGTGGATCGATGGTAGAACGTTTGTAATTTTCCATTTCTCTTTTTACCTGTTTCAATACAGTTCTTTGTCTCTTAAGAACATTTTCTATAATTGCTGTATTGTATTCGTCGTGAATAAATAATTTTGGAATATGCGAACTATAAAAACCGTTTCCGGCTTCTGTTCCTGAAATAACAGTTCCAATCGGAATGTCTTGGTGATTGTATAATAAATCACGAACTAAATAACTCTTGCCCGTGTCCCTCCGACCAATCAACACAACAACCGGCCCTTTGTTTTCGTCTGGTTTAAAACTGATATGTCTCATATCAAATTTTTTTAATTCTAAAGTCATTTATGTATTTATACATTTTTAGAAAATAATGTATAACGTATTACGCATATAATAAAAAAAATAAAACAGAATAAAATAAAGCAATTGGTTTAAAATATATATAAAATGTATCTGCTTTGACTATTATGGAACTTTCATATCAAAAAAACGATAATTCACTTTTGTTCTCTTCTTTAGTAAAAAATAATGATTTGACAGAAACACAAAATTATATACCTATTTATTCCAATTTTTTTGCATTAAGTCATTCAAATTACAATTCTATTAATTTAAATCAATCCTATTCTCTCAACAATATAATCCAAAAATATGATGAAAATACATTTCAATGTAAAGTGAAAGACCAATATGGAAATACGCATACAAAAGATGTATTTTTCAAATATTCGCCTCTTTTGGATCCTGTTAAATATATGATTGGTAAGTATGATAATAGTAATAATAAACTATTTGATCTTCCATCATTTAATAATACAAATTCACATGCAAAGTTGAGAGATACAAATAATTCTGCATATATCGATTCATTTTTTTCTTATTTGACAAGTAAGATACTTCACACACATGGATTTTTAAATGGTCTTGATTTTTATGGATCGTATTTATCTATCAAAAACAATTTTATGGTTAATGTTTGTGATGATATTGATTATTTATCAGATTCATCATTTTTTTATAAAAATAATGGGCAATTATTTTCTGTAAAATACGATTTTAATTCTAGAGGAAATAAATCGGATACAAGAAATTTTAAAGAGCCAATTAAAATAATAGATGAAGCACCACCTAAGAATTGTATTCAACTTTCTGATATACATGATTTGGATGAGTTAGATAAATTACTTGCAGATGCTGATGATAGCAAAGATAATACTTCTGATTCCACTATTTCAACTATTTATGAAATGAATAATAAGATGAAAAAAGAAGAAGTATCTCAAAATACATCAGGTGTAAATGAAGCAGATACAAGTGAAACAGATACAAGTGAAACAGATACAAGTGAAACAGATACTGAATCAAGTGAAGACGATTCGAATGAGTCTGATACTGATTCTGAAACTGATAATAAAAATAAAGATGATTCGGATTCTGATTATAGTCCAAGTGCTAGTGAAACAGAAACGGATTTAGAAACAGATAAAGATTCTGATTCGGAAATAGATAAAAATAAAAAATCAGATACAGATGCAGCAGATACAGATGCAGCAGATACAGATGCAGATACAGAAGAATCAGAAAATACTGATGAAGATGATGATGATACAATCATTGCAACCATAAATAAATTTCCAGTTCAAGCGATTGCATTAGAAAAGTGTGAAAATACTTTAGATTCACTCATTATCGATGATAATATATCTGATGATGAATGGGGATCAATTGTTATTCAAGTATTAATGTCTCTTATAACATATCAAAAAATGTTTAATTTTACTCATAATGATTTGCATTCAAATAACATTATGTATGTGAAGACAGATATGAAACATCTATATTATCATGTTAATAAGAAATATTATAAGGTTCCTACGTTTGGACGTATTTTTAAAATTATTGATTTTGGGAGAGCGATATATACATATCGTAAAACGATATTATGTAGTGATAGTTTTAGTAAAAATGGTGATGCAACATCACAATATAATTGTGAGCCATATTTTAATCAGAAAAAACCGCGTTTAGATCCTAATCCAAGTTTTGATCTTTGTCGTTTAGGATGTTCTATTTTTGATATGATTGTAGAGGATTTGAGAGATGTAGATAAAATAACATCACCCATATTAAAGATTATTATTAGTTGGTGTATGGATGATAAGAATCGTAATGTTATGTATAAAAGCAATGGTCAGGAGAGATATCCTGATTTTAAATTATATAAAATGATTGCAAGAACGGTTCATAATCATGTTCCAAATAAAGTTTTACAAAATACATATTTTGATGCGTATGTAGTTGAAAAGAAAAAGATTAAATCAAACATTATAATGGATATTGATTCATATCCTTGTTATTCATAATATATAACATATAACATATCACATATAACATATCATTTCATATACAAAATATGACATGATAAAACATCTACTATTTATAGAAATGCATATTTCTCTAAAAATCAGGATTTCCAACAAATACAGATGTAGTTTTTGCAGATGAAATGCTTGTATCTAGTTGTTCAACTGCATATATACCTAAAATACTACTTAAACATACTATGATTGTATCACGAAATAAATCTTTAATGGGTCTATTTTCTTTTATTATGAATCTCATTTCACAAATCTTTACAAATAAATAGACAATAGATATTGTAATTGGAATGATAAAGCTATTATTCTCCATTTAAAATAGTATGCTACAATTCTAATGTTTTGCTAAACGCATAAAGAGAGATTATTATAATAATAAAATGAATAATATCATAGAAAACAAAGATATACTTAAACAAAATATCATAGAATGGGTAATAAATGAGAGAAGATTAGTTTCAGAAAATCAAATGAATCGACAGCCTCTTTTAGATTTATCTGGAGTTGATTTATCTGAAATTGATTTTTCAAATATAGATTTATATAGAGTAAACTTTACATGTGCAAATTTATCTTATTGTATTTTTAATGATGCAGATTTAACAGAAACAAAATTTATAGGTTCAAATTTATCTAATACAAATTTTAATGGTGCAATTTTAAATAATACTAAATTTACATCTGCAATTTTATCAGGTGCAGTTTTTTCGAATACTATATTTAATATCAGAGAGCATATATATAATGATAATGCGAATGCTAATGCTAATGCGAATTCATCATATAATGCTAATTCATCATATGATTATAATAAAAAAATTAAAATGTTAGAATCATCAAGAATGAAAAGAAAAAGAAAAACTATATTTTAGAAATCAGGTAATGTTTCTACGTCAATATCAATCAATGGTGGTTTAACAGAAACAGTATTATTTATATTTAAATCATTAACATCTAAATTATCTAATTTTACTTCACCGCCTATTTTAAGAATTCCAGTATCTGCAGGAACAATATTATGTTTTCCATTATAATCAAATTCTTCGTTAACATCCGAAAATCCCACACCCTTTGTTTGTTTCATAGGTGGAACAATTGTCACATTCGTTAATGGTTCAATTTCTACAGGTTTTTTAATAATTTGTTGTTCAACAACACGTTGCTCTGGCTCTGGTGCAGGTGCAGGTGCATGTGCAGGTTCTTTTTGTTCATACGATGCTTGTTGTGTCTGCTGTGCTTGTGCTTGAGATGATTTATCATTTGACTTTTCTTTTTTTCCTCCGCTTTTTTCAACATTATTCGACACTGGAACTTGAACGGTTTCCTCAACAACTTCTTCTTTAACGTCAACGCTCTGATCTTCTGTCTCATCCATATATGCTCTTAAAATTGCCTCAATAGGCATCGTTTCTCTAACTGTATTCAAAATACATTCTTTAATAATTAATTCCAATTCTCTATTATGTTTTTGTATCTGTAATGGAGCAATATTCTTTTCAAACAAATAAATATTTGTATACAAACGTCTTGCAACATTAGAAAATACTTTATGAATAAAATTGTCAACAGAAGGAATATCTATATCAACTTTTTTCTGTTTTTGACAAACGCGAACACAAGTAAGTGCTTTCAATTGAATCAAATGCACACATGTAATCATTTCTTCTAAATACTTACACTTTTCAGTAATTTTTCTTCGTGCTTCTTCTACAGTTGATTTACTCCATTTTGGAATACCACTTAGAAAAACTTGAAATGTCATCAAATATTTATCCTCTTCATCATTCTCTTCACATTCACGACAAGCTTCTTTGAATATTTTAGTTATTTCTACAATAATACACGGAGTCAAAATATTCAATAAGCGTGAGCACCATTCATTCTTTGAGTCGTTCAAACTAGACATTGAGTAATCGTCCATATTAACTTTACATAAATGATATATTTTCTAAATCATCTTCAGAACGTATAAAATATTTATGAAAATAATTTCAAAAATATAATATCTATTTTTATTTCAATGATAAATAAATGATTATCATTATAAAAATTGGAGTAAGCATACTTAAACAATAAATACACGAATTAGAATAATTCGAAATATTTGTTATGTTATTACAATACGTTGTATCATCATTATTATCATTATTGTTATTATCATATAATGTATATTCCTTATTCATTTTACATAAATGATATATTTTCTAAATCATCGTCAGAACGTATGAAAGTAATAATAAAAAGAATAAATAACTTTTCATTAATAAAATCACGCTTAACTTTATTGAATGTTATAAGTAATTGACTTTTTCTCATAGGCTCTATCTCTTCATTTTCTTCGATATATTTAATTAAATCCAGTCCACTATATCCATTTTCATACAAATGATTTGTAAATGAAATGATATCTATATATGAAGCTGTTTTAATGGATATTTTTTCGATATTTTCTTTCAACCATAAATAATTTTTCTCTTTTATTTTATCGAAGGGGAAACACTTTTGAATAAAATGTTGATGTAAATTGATTTTTTTACAATTTATAATTGGTTCTGGAACAAATATTTCACAAAAACGAGACAAAATTGGTTTTAAAAGTTTGTATTTATCATCAACAATAATAAAAAAACGAGTTGTATGACTAAATAATTCAATACAACGCCTCATAGCCGATTGTGCATCAATAGTAAGCTTATCTGCATTTGATAAAATAATTGTTTTAAAATTTCCAGACCCTTTAATATTTATATGTGTTTTTGCGAAAAATTTCAATTCATCTCTAACAAATTTAATACCCTTTCCATGAGCACAATTAACATTCATGACATATGATTTTATAAGTTCTTTGTCATTATTATAAATGTCATATATGAAATTTTGAACTAGTGTATGTTTTCCACTTCCATTTGGACCATGAAATATTATATTTGGTATTTGATTTTTTTCATGAAAATATTTTAATTTATCTTTTATTGATTCATGTATATTCATTACTAATAGATAATACGCTTTATATCTTTAAACCCTTGAACCTGTGAAATGGGACATATATAATATCTAAAAACTTCATTCATTTTCTCTCAATCTCTCTAATTATCTGTTCTATTTCTTTTTCATCATAACCCATAAATGATCGTATAATATTTGTCAAATCTTTTGGAATATATATATCTTGATGTTTATTATTTTGATGACATATAACCACATTCAAGTTTTCATCTAATTTCTTCTCATATTCATCTTTCATATATGACCATTTCATACGTATCAACATCAAATAATCTTCTTCTGAAAACATATGTTCTTGAATATATCGCTTACATTTACTTATAGAATGCAGAGTAACATAAGCACCATTTTTAACTAAACACTCAACTGCATCTAGACAACTATGATTTATTGCATATTTTAATGGAGTAAAATTTCCAATATTACAATTTTTATATAACTCACTCATAGTAATTGCATTTATATTTGCACCATGTTTTATCAATTTATCCATAATTGATGTATCATTTATTGTTCTATAATAACATGCTGCATAATGTAAAGGTGTTTCATTATGATAATTTGGATAGTCTACATACATTTTTTTTTCTAATAAAGCATCTACTATTTTATGTTTGTTGAAATACGTCGCAATGTGAAGAATACTATCATTATACTTTGTTGAATAACTATACAGTTGGTCTAATGAACTTCGTTTAATTTGTTCTACAATAATATCTTCTTTTGGAAAAGAAAACTCCTTGAATAAATATACATCTATAAATTTTTGAATGCTATCATCTTCTTTTTTTTCTGTCATTATTCATTTATCTCTGATTGTCTTAAAGTAATTTTACAGTAATAAATAAAAATATTTTTATTATGATATAGAGAGATCTACATTATATATCATAATAAAAATGAATGGATATTTGGTAAGAGGACATATGAAGTTTTGTGAAACACTTCAACAAGACGAAGAAGATACACAACTACAAAAATATGTTGATTATGTAAAAAATACACAAGAATATAAAAATAAAAATATACAAGATTTTGAATTATCAAAGCATTATGACACGGTTGATAATGGAGAAGGAGTTACATTATATGATTTATCAAAAGCAATGTTTGAATTGACAGCAATTGCAACAAAGTTGGGTTATACACATAAAGAACTCATGCATTTGACACAACATAAATCATTATGATCATGTATTATGTATTATGTATCATGTATCATATAAGACAAAAATAAATCAGCATGATAAGTTCCTTTTTCTACAATAGCAGATCTTGTCTCTTCAGTTGACATTGCATTTATCCAATCTGAAAAACTTTGCATATTATCAATAATACATCGCACAGTATTTTTTACCTCTGTTTGCTTGGATTCAGTATCAATCTCTCTTTGCATTTTTTTAATAATCATATTCATAAAATCAAACATGGTAGATTCTTCATTAATTAGAGTATCATTTGTAATCCAGATATTTTTGAATGCTAATATTTCGTCTTTATTACATTTTGTTTGTGTAATACAGTCGTTCAATGGATAATTATTTAATAAACCACCGTCAATATAGCATGCGTTTCCACAACAAATTGGCTTAAAAGCAACTGGATATGCAGTTGTCATACATAGTGCTTTAACTATAGATAAATCAGGATGTGTTTTATATGACATATCTATTTTTTCGAAATGATATGTGTTTATATTTGTCGTGTAAATATGTATCTCTTTTTTATTCCATTCATATAGTTCTTTAAATGTTATGTTTGGATTTAAATCTTTTGCTTTAAATAATGGCGCCATTATATCATAAACCATTTTCTCTCCCAAAAATCCTTTTTCATAATAGGATTCTATAAATGAAATTGTATGTGTATGAAGAAGTTTAGTCCATGGACGCTTTATAAAATAATCATCTAACCATTCCCATTCGTAATTAAGAGATAGAATAATTCCAATACATGCGCCAATAGAACAACCGTAAATACTTTCTATATTTTCTATTTTCCAAAACCCTTTTTTGTGTAATTGTTTTGCAGCTCCATATGTTACAAGACCTGCTGGACCACCACCACTCATGACAAGATGTTTTATTGTTATTTTTGTTGAAATATTATTATCTATATTATCCTGATGCGAATCAGTATTTTTTAACATATATTATATAATTTATGCCGTTATTTTTTATGCTTTTTTTCTTGTATAAATATAAATAATTTTGTTATGGATACAATATTCACATTAGGGGATTTACCAGAAGGAAAAATAAAGGTGAATTTAGATGATTTATATGAGAGAAAACAAAAAACAGATTTAAATACTCTTGCTGTATACAACACGATTTTAAATAGAATACATACGAAAATAAAAAATTCATCTAGACAAAATAGTATGGAACAATTTTGCTGGTATATTGTTCCAGAAATGATGATTGGAGTTCCACGTTATGATCATGGTGCGTGTATTGCATATATCATAAATGAATTGAGAGAGAATGGCTTTTTAATAAGATATACTCATCCGAATTTATTACTTATTTCATGGAAACATTGGATACCTTCTTATGTGCGTAATGAAATTAAAAAGAAAACAGGAATTGTTGTTGATGGATATGGAAATAAAATACAAAATGGCGCAGCAGGTAAAAATAAATCTATAAAGGATGAGAATCCAAATAACATTTTATTTCAATTGAATAATAATGATGACGATGATTATGAAATTCCTACATCTTCTGCGAAACAAAAAGAATTTAAATCTATTGATACGTATAAACCATCTGGTAATTTGATATATAATCAGGATCTTTTACGAAATATTGAAGATAAATCAAGAAAATAATTATTATTCATTATCACTCTCTGATTCACTGTCAGAGTCGCTGTCGCTGTCGCTATAATCATTATTATGCAGTTTTTCCATTATTTTTTCACTATTTTCGATTTGTTTTATAGTTGTATATTTAATTTGTGATTGAACAATTGCATCATATATTTGAATACCTTTTACATAAAAATCATCACATTTAGAATTCATTTTTGTTATAATAATCTGTGTTTCTGAAATAAGCTTATCAAGATCATTCATATTTATATCATTAATAACATAAGTTCTATTAACTTGTTTAAACAATTTATTGATTATTTTTATAAGCTCTTTCTCTTGTATATAGATATATGTTATCATGATTTTAATATTATCAGCATAAGCTTTATATAATCGTGTTATCTCATATCCTTCTTTAATTTTATCATTATCATTATTATTATCATTATCATTATCATTATCATCATCATGCTTCTGATTTTCATTATTGTTATTTATTACATTATTATGTATATTCAATATATCTGATAATTTAATATGACTAAATTTTTTATATAGTTTCTTTCTATTTTTTGAAGGAATATTTTTTCCAGTGAATGATTTATATATTGTATTCACATCTCTCTCATATTTCTTTTTCATAGTAAATGTCATTTTATTAAATTTATTCGATTTAAAATCATATTTATCATAATATAACGTTTCCAATTCTGAAAAATAACCATCCTTTCCAGTTAGATTATTATCTTTCATACTTTTTTCAATTAATAAATGTAAACGATTACTACACAAACTCATATCGTGTGTTTTATTATCATCATTCTCTTTATCTATAGAATCCTTGAAAAATCTTTTATGTGGATTAATTGTCATAATAATAGAAGAAAATAAATGTGCTACGTTTACATAAAAATGAGAGATTTTAATGCATTTTTCTTTATTTTCATTATTATTATATTTAGAATGACCCCAATATAAATCTTTATATAATAAATTTATATTTTCATTATTTATATTCTTACAAATAATAGTATTTACTAATTTCAATATATTTTTATATCCATCTTTATCTATTAGTTGCTTCATATCAGACGTATTTAAATGAATAATATATTCAGATGCAATTTTATTAATTTCATTTTTACTTGATCCAATACCCATAATATAATGTATCTATAAAATATATTTTATGTTATACTGTAAAGTAAAATATATAACGTGGTAAATATATAACGTGGTAAATATATAACGTGGTAAATATATAACGTGGTAAATATATAACGTGGTAAATATATAACGTGGTAAATATATAACAGAAAAAAAATAATATAAAGACAACTACTTAATATATAAAATTGATTTAAAATATTACTTTTACACTAAGAGCAAGAAAAAATGATTAAAACAACAACGAATAGTAAAACAACTGTAAATAATAAAACAACGATGAATAGTAAAACAACAGGTAATACAACACAAAAGATTAAAAAGCCAATTATAGACAAAAAAGCTTTATGGGATAAATTCAATGAAGAAATAACATCTGAAAAGACCGAACAAAAAAATAAAATAGAATGCATATATCGCGAAAATTCTAGTCAGTGTGAGCTATGTGAATGTTGTCAATCGAATCTGTATATAACAGATGAAGGGTTATTCGCCTGTTCTAATTCAAAATGCGGTGTTTTATATAAGGATATTATAGACCAATCTGCTGAATGGAGATATTATGGCGCAGACGATAATCAATCAGACGATCCTACCAGATGCGGAATGCCTGTAAATCCACTTCTCAAAGAATCATCATTTGGATGTAAAGTCATATGTCAAGGGAAAACATCATATGAAATGCGTAAAATTAGTCGTTATACAGATTGGTTATCAATGCCGTATAGAGAAAAATCACAATATGATGAATTCCAGAAAATAACTATTTTGGCGAATCAATCTGGTATTCCAAAATTAATTATTGATGATGCTATGGTTTATCATAAGCGTATATCAGAAGCTAAAACATTCAGAGGTCTTAATCGAGACGGAATTATAGCTGCATCCATTTATATATCATCCAGAATGAATAATTATCCGCGAACAGTAAAGGAAATTGCAACTATATTTCATCTTGATAATACGAGTGCTACACGAGGATGTAAAAACGCAGTATCAATTATAAATGAATTGGAAAATGAGATGTCGAATGAGGATAAGACATTATTATGCAATACAACGCCGTCGTCATTTATTGACCGTTATTGTAGTCGATTGAATATTAATAATGAACTTACTAAGTTGTGTAAGTTTATAGCGATACGTATTGAGACACACAACATGATACCTGAAAATACACCACACTCGATTGCAGCAGGAATTGTATATTTTGTATCAAACGAGTTTAACTTGAATATAACAAAAAAAGCGGTTTTTACAATTAGTGAAATATCAGAGGTTACAATAAATAAATGCTATAAGAAATTGGAGACTATGAAAGATAAACTGATTCCTCCAAAGATTTCAGAGAAATATAAATCACAATCGCAATCATAATAATCATACATATATTTACATTGATCTATATATAACAAAAAAACACTTTATAATTATTGTATAAAGTGTTTACAGTCTATTTTTTCTCTAATTCGTATTGGTTAATTCATTCAATTCCAATAAACAATATTGTTTTTCAGAAGGAATTTCAGATAAAATACCATTTGACCATACACCAAATTTCCTATTTGGAACCTCATCATCCTCAACGCAAAAATGATAATATGTATATTCATCATTATTTTTTATTTGTTCAAAATAGCTTGAAATAGAAGACATTAAAAGTTTCTTTGGTCCAATTTGTTCTTCACCTAATAGTCTTTTTTTCATGACAATTCTCTCATCTCTAAAAATATGATCAACTAAAATAGAATGATCTCCTGTTATAATAAGATCTTCAAATAAATTCACATGTTTTCCTTTTTTCATCATATACATACATTTACGATAATTGGAAGGGTCATTTATAAAACGATTAACACCAATCGATTTTATTTTTCTATATCCATTTAAATATGTTTTTACAAGATGTCCTTTTCGTAAACTTTGAACAGGACGGTATTCTTCTTCTAAATTTTCATTTAAACACAATATTTTTGTATGATGATTAAAGCAAGGTATATTAATAGGATTCGTTAAACTAGTAGAAACAGTATAATTCGTTGCATAGGGCATAACATAAATCCATTCATCTGTTGCTTTTTTATAAGCAAATGCTGTTTTTTTTGTATTTGTTGCCTGTTCAACGTATAAAAATAATTGCCATCTAACTGCTAATGGATAAGCAGCCGTTAAATTTGGAATATCAGATACAAGTGTTCCGTTAAAAGTAAAATTTCCATTTACATATTTATTATCCGAATAATTGTCGCTACTATCAATTAATATATTTGAATTTGGATCTACCGATGAATTATCGTGAAAAAAACTGATAACATTCGTTGTTATATCAACCTTTATATAACCATCAAATATAGTATTATTTCCATTTGTCAAAGTTACGTTATAATCTGTATAAACTGGTGTTGGTATAGAAGGTATTTGTGCACTATCAGTTATTTGTGTTATTGTAAATGAAAATATACCTCCATATGGAATAAGATCAATCCAATTACCAGTTGTAGCATCCTTATATGATAAGTTTGGATTTGCATCACCCGGAGAATACCAAATACTCCATTCACTTGAGTTATATATCGCATCTAAACTTGGAATATTTTTTATGGTTGTTCCATTGAATGTGAAATTATTATTGATAAATTTAAAATCTGCCGAATAATCATTTGATGTAATTTCTAATATATTATTTGTTAAATTATTTACATTGAAAAAATGTAGTATTGAATTCGTTGAATTCTTCACACTGAATTTACCCTGAAAAACATTTGCATTTGTTGATTGTCTAATTATACTAATAGAATACCATGATAATGACATTATAAATATATTTATTATTATAAAAAAAAATAACATAAATAATAAATTTACACATAAGCGTTAATACATGCATTTTTTTAAACGCATAGTATATAGTTTGCAATGAAAATGAAAGGTGGTTTATTAATAAAACCAGAATTTAAAATTGAAAATGCTTTTATTACATTTATAAAAAATTCGAAAATAAGGTTATTTAAAAGCGGTTCAAATGGAATTATATTTAAGTGTGTTTTTAAAGATGATGTAAAAAAATCGCCATATGAAATGATACGTTTAGGTTTAAAGAATACTCCTGTAAAAAATATTCTAATAAAAATGTGTATTATTCATGATAATGAAACATCAAAAACATATAATATTAAAAAAAAGTTAGAACATAAAAAGGATTCTGTATTTAGAGAGAATGATATAGATGTTCAAAGCACATCAATTGACGATTTCAAAAAAGAAGTTGGTATACAAACTGAAATATTTAATAAAACAGTAGAATATTCAAATCCAGTATGTCCTTCTATTATTTATGAAAAAATACTTCTTAATAAAACAAATGGAGAGAAAATCATAAATATTATGTTATCAAATTATGATGTAGAATATGAGATAAATAAGAATATTTTAAAAGAGATACTTGATGAATACAAAAAAGAAGAACATATGTCTATTGGACTTATTGGAATGGAAATTGTTGATTCTTATATTCCATTTAAATTATTAAAAAATAATGAAATATATGATTGTATGGCTCGATTGAAATATATTGAAACTGTTATAAAAACGGGATTCAGCCAAAATGATTTCCATAAAAATAATTTTTTAATAAATACGAAAGATACTGTTTTTTTTAAAGAAAAAGGAAATGCAATGTTAATTGATTTTGGGTATGCTAGACGTATTCCAGATGAAATAATGAAAGAAATAAATAAGCTTTATGAAAGTGATAAACTTATGGATATTGTTTCTATGATTTATAAAAATGAGAATAAATCAATATTTAAAATGGGTTTATTTTCAGATGATGATATATTCAGTTGGTTTGTTGCAAGTAATAAAGAAGAGGAAAATAAATTAAATGAAATTATGGTTAGATTGAAAAAAGAACAACAAGAATCTGAACAAAAAGTTGAAAAAATAGATATTAGTAAAATTAAATTATTTACAATTGTTGAAAAAAAAGAGGAGGATGATGATATTGATGATGTTGTTGAAGCGAAGCACGAAGAAGCGAAGGACGAAAAAGCGAAGCACGTTGAAGCTATAAAAAAACCAACTAAAAAATTGATCGTTTTAGCAAAACCTACAAACGTCGCCAAGCCTACAACCGTCGCCAAGCCTACAACAGAATCAAAATCATATAATATGGAGGAAGAATTCAATAAAGAATCTGCAAATATGGAAATATTTGAAAAACAGAAAGAAAAAATGAATATGGAATTTTTCAAGAATGAAAAGAATGAATATGACTATTTGTATCCTCATCAAGATGATCCAGAGTTTAATGTTAAAATTGCAAAAAGAAAAGAATTTAATGATACAAAATATGATGGAACTATCGTAAAAGATATTATAAAACATGCAGATCTATTATGTAATGCTGATTTTGAAATGTCTCCTCATCAATCATTTGTTCGTAATTTTCTTTCTTTTCAAACACCTTATAATAGTTTATTGCTTTATCATGGGTTAGGTAGTGGTAAGACATGTTCTGCTATTAATGTTGCAGAAGAGATGAGAGATTATTTAAAACAAATGAATATTTCACAACGAATTATTATTATTGCATCTCCAAACGTCCAAAATAATTTCCGTCTTCAATTATTTGATGAGAGAAAACTGAAACTTATTGATGGAATATGGAATATACAAGCATGCACAGGAAACAAATTTCTGAAAGAAATAAATCCTATGAATATGAAGGGTTTAACAAAAGAAAAAGTAAAAAGTCAAATAAATCGTATTATAAATTCATCCTACCATTTTATTGGATACATAGAATTTGCAAATATTGTTAACAAATTGTCAACAATTGGTAGTGATATTGAAGAATCAAAGAAACGCACATTAATCAAAGAAAAGTTAAAGAAGTATTTTAATAATAATCTTATTATCATAGATGAAGTGCATAATATTAGAAATTCTGATGAAAAGAATAAATTAGTTGCTAATGCGATTTCAAATGTTGTTGAGAATACAGATAATTTACGTCTGCTTTTTTTATCTGCAACGCCAATGTTTAACAATTACAAAGAAATCGTTTGGTTATTAAATATAATGAATCGTAATGACAAACGTCCTGCTGTATCAGTAAAAGACATATTTAACCCAGATGGAACATTTAAAATAGGAGAGAATGGTGAAGAAATAGGGAAAGAAATGCTTATTAGAAAAGCGACTGGATATATTTCATTTGTTCGCGGTGAAAATCCATATACATTTCCTTATCGTATTTGGGCATCCGAATTTGATAAATCTAGAACATTCTTATATGAAAATATGCGTCGTTTAAGTCCAGAAAAAATAGGATATATACCTCCGACAATACAATTAAATGGAAATAAAATAAAACCAGAAGAGAGATTAAAATTACTTTCTCTATATCTTGTCGATATTGGAGATTATCAACAAAAAGGTTATAACTATACTGTTCAAAATTATATTAAACAACAAGAAGAAAAGAAATTGAAAAAGCGTGAAAAAGCTGCGGCTGCTTCGAATTCTTCTGCTGAAGAAGAAAAAGAAGAAAAAGAAGAAAATGAAGAGGAGGAGATGGATGACAATGATGCAGATGCAGTTAAATATACTGATTTACAACGACCATTAGAATGCTTGAATATAGTATATCCATATGATGATTTAGAAAAAGAGGATGCGTCATTTGATACGAAGAATCTTGTTGGAAATGAAGGTTTATCTCGTATTATGGATTTTAATAAAAATACAAAGATTGATTATGAATACAAGAAGAATCAACCACACATTTTTTCACCACAAGAACTAGGTAAATATAGTGGAAAAATAAAGAAAATATGTGATAATATAGTTAATTCCACGGGTGTTGTTCTTGTTTATTCGCAATTTATTGACGGAGGTATTGTTCCTATTTCACTCGCTTTGGAAGAATTAGGTTTTACACGTGTTGGTTCAAGATCATCGTTATTCAAAAAGCGTCCAACCGCAAGTAATAAAATGAATTATATAACGATTACTGGTGATAAGGCTCTTTCTCCCAATAATGATGAAGACATGAAGTTAATAACTGATATAAAAAATAAAGATGGTGATCAAGTTAAAGTTGTATTAATCTCTCAGGCAGGAACAGAAGGTTTGGATTTTAAATATCTTCGACAGATACACATATTAGAACCTTGGTATAACATGAATAGAGTAGAACAAATTATTGGACGTGCAGTAAGAACATGTAGTCATAAAGATTTACCATTTGAAAAACGTAATGTGGAAATATATTTGTATGGATCTATAATGTCTCTTGAAAAAGAAAAAGAAGCGGCAGATATTTATATATATCGTCTTGCAGAGAGAAAGGCTATACAAATTGGAAATGTAAGTCGAGTATTAAAAGAGACTGCAGTTGATTGTATTTTGAATATTGGACAAACAAATTTTACTGTTGAAAATATGGATATTGCTGTTAGACAAGAATTATCAAGTGGAAAAGTTATTGATAATTATAAAATAGGTGATCGTCCATATACATCTACGTGTGATTATATGGAGAATTGTATGTATACATGTAAACCTGAAATGAATAATAAAGATGAGATATCAACTGATACATATAACAAATCATTTATGACAAATACAGATAAGATTATACAAAGAATACGTATGTTGTTTAAGGAGAGATTTTTCTATAAAAAGATTGATTTAATCTCTCATATTAATGTTGTCAAAAAGTATCCGTTGGATCAAATAAATTTTTCACTTAATCAAATGGTTGAAGATAAATCAGAGATTGTTAAAGATAAATATGGGAGAGAAGGACATATTGTTAATGTGGATATGATGTATTTATTTCAGCCAGTTGAGTTGACTTATAAAAATATTTCTATTTATGATAGATCCACTCCAGTTGATTATAAGAGAGAATCATTAAACATAAATCTCTCAGATAAAATAAATGAAAATGTTTATAAACCTCCTGCAACTAAAAAGGTTTTTAGAATTATTCAAGTGAAGCCTACCGAAGTTAAAGAATCTGTCGCTGTTAAAGAATCTGTCGCTGTTAAAGAATCTGCTGTTGAAGAATCAGAAGTTAAAGAAACGAAAGAAGAAGATAAACCAAAAACAAAACAAAAAACAAATATATCAGAATCGTTGAATTTAATTTACAACAAGTATAAAATTGCATCATCATTTAAAGATATTAAAAATAAAGAATCAATTATCAAAGAACATAAACAAGATAATCTTTGGTATCATGTATGCAATGAGGTTATGATATTTATGAGTAATAAAGACGTTCTTGAATTATTTGATATAGATAAGGATACATTATTATCGTATGTTGTATCACATATAATTAATGAAATTTCATTTGATGATAAGATAGAACTATTAAATTATGTATTTAATGATGAAAAATACAAAGAAATGAAAACAAATAAAGAAATCTTTTTATCGAGAGTAAAAAATGTATTTGATAAGAATATTATTGAAAAAGATGGAATGAAATATATGTTATTATTATACAGTTCTGAATTTATATCCAAGAAAAAGAAGGTGGATGAAAATCAAAGTTTTAAAGATAAATTAGAAGAGGTCGGACTACGATTAGTTGTATTTAAAGATGGACAATGGATTCATTCTAAGTATTCAGATTATGAAAAAGTTAAAAGTAAAATTAATATGTTTTCTAGAGATGAAAGTTATAGATATTTAAATGAAACTGTTGGATTTCTTACATTTTTTAGGAATGATAATTATTTAGTATTTAAAACAAAGAATATAAAAGATAAACGTAGTAAAGGTTCTAGATGCGACCAAAAAACAAAGGAAGAAATAAAAAGTATTTTACATGAAAAAATAATTGAAAAGGTTGATAAGTATAAGAAGTTTTTTATTGAAAATAAGGATGAAAGTAATATGAGTATTGAACAAAAGAATGCGTTTATTTTCAATAATAAAACCGCAATTTGTGTTATGCAAGAATTATTTATGTGTATTTACAACGATAAAAAAATAGATGGAAAATTTTGGTTGTTGGATCCAGTTCAATCCGTTTTATATGACGTTGAAAATATATGACGCATATGCATTCAACAATTTAAATAATAATAAAATTGAAAATAATATAAAAGTATATTATTATATTATAATTAACATGTCATCTAATCAAAGTCCATCACAACAACCATCACTATTATATAGTAAAATGCTTATAACTCGAAAAGTTCCTCTTAGTATAATAAATGTTGGAAGCAATACACATAAGACAATAACAAAAGCAGTTGTTAGACAATTAGAAGGAAAATGCACGGTTGAAGGATTTATACGCCCTGATAGCGTTGTTGTCCAAGATTATTCTAGTGGTGAATTACAAGGAGCAAATGTAATGTTTGATGTAGTTATTGAATGTGATGTGTGTTGCCCAGTAGAAGGTATGGAAATTAACTGTGTTGCAAAGAATATAACAAAAGCTGGTATTCGTGCAGAAATAGATGAAACTCCAACTCCTGTTGTTATATTTCTTGCAAGAGATCACCATAGTTCTGCATATTTCTCGAATGTAAAGGTTAATGAGAAAATTAGTGTTCGTGTTATTGGACAATCATTTGAATTAAATGATAAGTATGTATCTATTATTGCAGAGCTAATTGAGCCTGAAAAGAAAAAACCAAAATTAAAAATAATAGGTAAGTAAATAAATAAAGGGTTTAAATATATATGTTATATACTACATAAATGTCTATTGGTTATGAAGTATATGAGAATTCTGATAATGAAAACCCTCCATTAGAAAATGGATTCAAAGTTAACAAATATTTAAATTCAACTTTATTTACACCATCATCTTCTTATGAAACAAAAGAAATGGATATGGAACAAGTTGATAATGATACAAATAAAACGAATGTTACATTTTATGGAACAACTGCGGCGGGTAATTCTATTGAGCTTCAAAATTTAAAAGAAAATATTGAAAAAATGTCAAAGTTTCATCAAATCGAAATATTGCGTATTCTTACAACATCTGGAAAAGTATGTTTGAATGAAAATAATAACGGAACATTTGTTAATTTGACGGAGCAACCTAAAGATATTATTGCGCAACTTAATAAGTATGTAAATTATGTTAATGAACAGCAAAATCAATTATCTATTATTGAACATGAAAAATCTCGTCTTGAAAAGATCTTTTGTAAAGATAATAAAGACAAACAACAATAATTATATAATAGAATGACAATGAATTATGAAAGAACCATTAATTATGAAAACATATATAATAATTTAAAAGAATATATGTTTTACCCTGATGTTATTAAACGAAATATGAGTTATCTTATTACAACACCAAATAATAAAGAAAAACTTTTATCATATAATATCTCTAATGACAAACACGCATCTAGACATACAAATACAAATACAAATAATAACACTACAACTAAAAAAGAAGTAGAGTCTCCTTTTTTTATTCCACGAGAAAATGATAAATTTTTTTGGGGTTTCTATATTTTTCTTCACGGTGAATATGAATATAAAATTGCACAAAACAACTGGTTTAGTATTGAAAAACAATTTAAAATGGATACAATGAAAAAATTGGATACTATAAAGCAACAATTAAAAGATTTGAAAATAAAAATGGTAGATATTGAAAATGAATTCATAAATAGTGAGAGATTATCTTTGAAAGGTCTACAAGTATTTTGTATGTTATATGAAGTAAATGTTCTTTATGTAGCAGGTCGAAAATATTGTGAATTTTTATATAACAATGATAAAAACGCAAAAACATTTGTTATTGAAAATGATGGTATTTATAGGAATACAGATGATGCGTATTTAAAAAAAATACGCGATACATATTGGAAAATGGAAAATGTAAGTAAACCGTTAAAAGGTGCATCTGCATATTCTCTACAAGAATTACAAGACATCTGTGTAAAAATGGAGATCGAATTGGTAGATTCTATTAGTAAAAAGAAAAAAACGATGAAAGTGTTATATCAAGAATTATTAGCAAAAATGTAATATGTGAAAATGTAATATGTTAAAATGTAATATGCAAAAAATGTATATAACAAAAAATTGAATCAATATAAAAATATACTCCAAGATATATATACAAGCAATGTCTCACAGTAACAGTGACAAAAAAAAGTCTAATAATCACATGTTGTCTATTATTGATAAATATCTTACCAGTGTTCGTAGCAATAACTCTGAAGAAAATTCAAAATCATATGAACTTGAAGTTAAATTCGGCACTGGAGAGAATATGAAGCCAATAACTAAAATTGATCATGATAATGTTATTAAACGTATTTTGTCATCTGGTTTTACACATGATAAAGAAGAATCTCTTTTAAGAATTTTTCCAAAAAAAGGAAGTCTAACAAACAGCAGAATACGTGCAGAAATAAATGGTATTGGAAATATTTCTGAATACTGTAAAACAAATAGTCTAACTAGCCTTAATGGAGAATTTTCAGCAAATGTTGTTGATAAAGACTATTACAATGATGAAAAAGTAGACCCAGTGTTCGTTTCAGACGATTTTAATTTCAAAATGACTTTTAATGTCGAAACAACATTAAACAATAACAACTCTATTATGGAAGAAATTGGTTCAAAATGGACAAATATAAAGAAAACATTTCGCTATATTAATCGTCATACATATATTCACAATAATTATCCTGTAAAAATTGATATCAGTATTGTAAAAGAATCAAAACGCGTAAATAATAGATTGTATGCAGTGTATGAATTCAATGATGCTGAAGTCATTGACTCTCCAGAGCGTTATGAGATTGAAATTGAGGTTATTAATGAAAAAATGATAGAATCGGATATGACAAAAGAAGAACTTCAAAAGTCTATTCGTAAAATAATTACGACAATTCTCTCTGGTATTCAAAAAACAAATTTTCCAATAGGTAATCACGAACAATATGTAGTCGGACAACAATACATGAAGTTAATTCATGGTAGTGATTATGACGATAGAGGTATGAATATTCGTCCTAATCATTTTATAGGTCCTTCTTCATTTACACTTCAGGTTGAAAATGTCGCAATTGATAATAAAAACCCATCCATTCCAAATATTAGAAATGATTATACTGTTACAGATAAAGCAGATGGAGAACGTAAATTATTATTTATAGATGGTGGAGGTGCATACTATTTCATTGATAGTAATATGAATGTTCAATTCACAGGTGCATTTACTAGGAGGGAAAGATTATATAATACGATCATTGATGGAGAACATATTCTACAAGACAAAAACAAGAAATATATTAATTTGTATATGGCGTTTGATATTTATTTCGGTAGAATTGAAATTCATGATAGTGCTCAAGATCTTAGATATTTACCGTTTTTCAATAATAAAAAATTAAACAAAGACAACAAAGACAATAAATATAAAAATCCAGAATTATTATATAGAAAGGCAATATTAGATAAAGTTGTTGAAGATATAAATGATACTAGTAGTAATCCTGATGACAATGTGACATTATCAGTATCTTCATCTAAACCATTTGAGATTAAAGTAAAAGAGTTTGAATATGGTGATGAAAAACGTTCAATATTTGATGGTTGTCATACCATTCTAACACGAGAAAAGAATGGATATTTTAATTATAATATTGATGGATTGATATTCACTCCAGCTAACTTTGCAGTTGGTGCAAATGTTTATTTACCTGTTGAAGAATCATATAAGACATATGTAGGTGATAGAGTTAAAAAAACATGGGTTTCTTCTTTTAAGTGGAAACCTTCTGAATATAACACTATTGATTTCTTGGTTACAACAAAAAAAGAGAAGAATGGAGACGATTCTGTGTTTCATTCATTTAAAGATAGCTCCGACACGACACCTGTTATGGATTATAAGACACTTGTATTGCGTGTTGGATATGATGAAAAAAAACATGGGTTTATTAATCCATATCAGGATGTTATTGATGATAAAATATCTACAATCATAAACAATGAAGAAGACAAAAATAGTTATAAACCTGTTCAATTCTTTCCGTCAAATCCATCTGATCCAAATGCAGGTATATGTAATATTATGTTAAAAGAAGATGAATCAAAACAAAAACATATGTTTACAAAAGAAAATGAAGTCATCGAAGATAAGATGATAGTTGAGTTTAGTTATGACAAAAATCTTAAAGAGGGATGGAGATGGATACCTCTTCGTGTTCGTTATGATAAAACAGCCGACTTTCGTAAAAATGGAAACAATTTCGGTAATGCATATCATGTTGCAAATAGTAACTGGCACTCAATTCATTATCCTGTTTCTGAACACATGATAATTACTGGAAAGAATGATGATCAAAGCGACATTCTTCTTCGTCAGAATGAAGATGTTGATGTTTATTATAATGGAGATAAATCTTCAAATGAAACGAAAGCATTGAGAGATTTTCATAATAGATATGTTAAACACATGCTTATACATAATTTCACACGATCTGGAGATACACTTATTGATTTGGCTGTTGGTAAAGCAGGAGATTTACATAAATGGATTACTGCTAGATTGAAGTTTGTATTGGGTGTAGATATATCAAAGGATAATATTTTGAACAGAATTGACGGAGCATGTGCTCGATATTTAAATGTTGCAAAGAAGATTTCACAGGGTAATTATGATCAACGTAATGATGAATATTCAAATATTCCAAGTATCTTATTTATAAATGGTGATTCTTCTAAAAATATTCGTTCAGGAGAAGGTCTTTTAGGTGATAAAGATAAGCAAGTTGCAAATGCCGTTTTTGGTAAAGGTTTGAAGGATATGAATCAATTAGGTAAGGCTGTATATAAGAATTTCGGAATTGCACAAAACGGATTTGATATGTGCTCTATTCAATTTGCATTACACTACATGTTTGAAAATCTTGAACTATTAGTAGGATTCCTAAGAAATGTCAGTGAAAATACAAAAGTCGGTGGATATTTTGTTGCAACGAGTTATGATGGAAATGCGATGTTTAATAAGTTGAAATCAAAGGCAAAGGGAGAATCTGAGATTTATTGGAATAAAGAAAACGAAAGCGGAAATAAAATTTGGTCTGTTACAAAACAATATGATCAAACTGAATTTATTGACGATGAGTCATCACTTGGTTATCCAATTGATATATATCAAGAGTCTATTAATAAAACATTTCGAGAATACCTTGTTAATTATAAATATTTGGACAGACTTTTAAATAATTTTGGTTTTGTAAAATGTTCAGATGAAGATGCAAAATCAAAAGGTTTACCTGGTGGTTCTGAAATGTTTTCGACATTATACAAACAAATGAAAGATGAAGTGAAACAAAATAGTAGAATAAAAAAATTATATGGTGATGCTTTGTATATGTCTCAAGTTGAAGAAAATATATCATTCTTGAATCGTTATATCGTGTATAAGAAAGAGTTTAATGTTGATACTGCAAAAGTTGCATCTATTATTAGAGGAATAAATGTTGTAGAAGAAGAATCGAAAGTGTCGAATATTAATACTAATACTAATGCTAATGCTACTGAAATTATTAATGAAGCCAAAAAGGAATTGAATGATATAACATCATCAAATACAAAGAAAAAAGTCTCTTCTGTTAAAACAAAGAAACTTATAAAAGTTCCAACACCAGTCAGTGGTATTGCACCAGTTTCTTCTACTATTCCTGTTGATGTAGAAGTTAATGTTCCTTCTGTTGTCGCTAATACTTCGTCGGTTGCTGCGACTAATACTTCGTCTGCACAAGCTACTTCGTCTGCACAAGCTACAGAAGAAAGTAAACCTAAAAAGAGAACTGTTAAAAAGACTGGAATAAAATTGAATATTATTCAAAAAGATGTATAGTATAATAATGTATATAAAAAATATACATAAATATAATAATGTATATAAAAAATATACATAAATATAATATTGTATATAATGTAATATGAGTTTTTTTTTATTACCATCTATTCCTCTACATGATAATATAGATGATATATTTAATGTATATTATACAGAATCATGTAATAGTTGTGATAATAATAGAATTAATAAAACATTATATGCATATTTAAATGAAATTAAACAAAGTATTAATTCGCAAATAAACGTATGGGATAAGTATAAAAAATTTACAAATCCATATGAATATATACATTCACCTGTTCCAAATACAAAACAATCTATTTGTAAAATAGTTCCATTATCTAGATCTTTTTTTAAAATGATAGAGCTTATCCATATGATGAATTTATTTGAAAATATATCAAATACAAAATGTAAGACATTTCACTTAGCAGAAGGACCTGGAGGTTTTGTTGAGGCAACAAGTTATTTGAGAAATTGCAGTTCTGATACTTATTATGCAATGACCCTTATTAATGATGATGACCAAACAGTTCCTGGATGGAAAAAGTCAAATGTTTTTTTAAATAATAATAAAAATGTTATTATTGAAAAAGGAATTGATGGAACTGGTAATTTAATGAATCCAGATAATTTAAAACATTGTTTTGATAAATACAAAGGTTCTATGGATTTAATAACTGCAGATGGTGGTTTTGATTTCTCATCAGATTTCAATAATCAAGAATTAATAAGCAGTAAATTATTATTTTGTCAAATTGCTTTTGCTATAGCGATGCAAAAGAAAGGCGGTAATTTTGTAGTCAAGTTTTTTGATACATTTACTCGTTCTTCAGCTGATATGATTTATATTCTATCTATGTTATACAATCAAGTTTACTTTGTAAAACCGAATACAAGTCGATATACAAATTCAGAAAAATATATTGTATGTAAAGATTTTCGTTTAGATAATGTTGATAAAATCGTAATGAAAATGATAGGAATGATTGAAACACAGAATAGTGTTAAATCATATATGGAACGTTATATATCTATTGATATTCCGCATTATTATATTAACAAAGTTGAAGAATACAACGCAATATTAGGACAACAACAAATTGAAAATATATTTTCAACATTAAGTATGATAAATAATAAATATAATAACCATTTTGAAGATATTAAAAATCTTCATATTCAAAAATGTATTGGATGGTGTAAAAAATATAAATTACCTTATTATAAAATATCGAATTACACAAGTAATGGATTTTATGTTTCAAACCCTTTTTTTAATAAATCAAATAGTTCAACCTCAAACACAAACACAATAACAAGCAAAAGCACTTCATCATCCTCTATAAAAAACTCATGTGTTAATAAAATAATAAATGAATGTGAATGTGAATGTGAAATAAAAATAGATAATAGTTCTTCTCTTTCAGAAGAAAATTTAACTTCAGACCCTGATGCAGATGATGAAGCCGAAATAGAAGCTGATGCTGATGCTGATCCTGATACATCAGAAGCAGAATCTTATATGCAATAAATAAAATATATATGTAATATAATAAACACATAAAGTTTTTTCTATATGGATATAGTAAGAATGGAAGCATTAAAATCATTATATTATTTATTTCATTCAGACAAGAAAGAAAGAGTAGAAATGATATTAGAACCATTACAAGCTATGACACAACTTGCGGTTATGACATATTGTCCAATTGGTAGCAAGTTGTCTATTTCTAATAATTTATTATGTATTCAAATACCATCTTGGACACAATCTGTAACACGTTCATATAATCATGATAAAAAAGATGATTTATTCTTTCTTTTTAGTGTTATTAATCGTTTTAATAGTTTTTATTTATTTCTAAGAGGTAAACAAGGTAAAACAAGTGAGTTATTTGATATTTTAGTTGATATGAGTAAATCTGGACTTGATAAAATTATTCAAACATATTCTCGTGGAGGAGGTGATTATACTCATTTATTACAAACGTTGAAAATGTATAGAAAGATGTTGGAAAGACCAGATGTATTTACTGAAAAATCTTGTGGTGATAATGAACACAAAGACAAACAGAGTGATAAAGATAAAAAAGATAAACAAAGTGATAAAGATAAACAAAGTGATAAAGATAAACAAAGTGATAGGCAGAGTGATAAAGATAAAAATATTGATGGAATATTTGTTAAAATAAGTGAGCTATATACAGAAGAACATTTAAGTATTATTTGTAATACTTTGAAACTAATTAAGAAACATCCAGAAGATTGTGTGACATATATGAACGGACTAAATTTTATTTTTCATCCAGTTAATGTAGAAATAAAAAAATGGATACATGAAAATATTGTTTTTTAGTTATTTTTCATTTATATTACCATTTGTATTTGCATTACCATTTGCATTTTCAGGATACAACTCATAATATTCCAATTTAACCCATACCTTCTCTTTTTTATTCAAAGCCAAACATCCACGTATTCTACGACTAATCGCTGGAAAAGGTATATCTATTTCTTGTTGTATTCCATCATTTACGTATGATTGAATACATTTATATAATTCTCTAACCTCTTCATATCCTGTATTTAGTTTCAAATCGTTGAGTGATTTAATGATAGTATTTGTTTCTATTCGACGTTCTTCTTTTGTTCGTATCTTTTGCATATTATATATACTTATAACTGTATGTTTTATCTTTATTATGTAAAAAATAAAAAATTGAAATTGTTTCGCGATAATAAACAATTTCAATATCAAACGAATAATTATGTCATCTGAAAATAATCATGATACATTTTGTGAATTTATTCACTCTTATCCAATAACCAGTCTAAAACATATAAAATATGTAGTATATATTTCGTTATTTATACTTGTATGGCGTCTTCTTATGCGTATAGATGAAAAATTTGCAACATTTTAATGAAGCTTTGCAACATTTTAATGAAGCTTTGCAACATTTTAATGAAGCTTTGAAACATTTTAACAAACTGTTTTATTTCCATTATGATGAACAGGAACACAATTTGGCTGATTCTTTAAAAATTTAATAAAATATGGAGCACCTACATCACCATGATATGCACCAGCATTTGCAGCACTTGCTCCCCAAGCATTTATGAATGATCCTCCATTTTTATTTATTGTGTTCACTTTTAAACGTGTAATTCTATCAGACGAATCAACAGCGCCTTGAGTTGCGTATTGATTATTATTTGGCTTGTATATTAATGTAGATTTTTCTCCAGTTGTTTTGCAACAATCAACAGTAGAATATACTTGTGATCCCGTTGAACTATCAGAAGCCCAAACAGGATTTGCACCATTCATGTAAACTACGCCTGGCGCTGGATTACCTGAGAGATTCTGATTATATGTTTTACAACGGCTTTTCAAATATGCTGCACGGTCTGAATAATAGTTTTTATTAATCAATGTTGAACCCGATTTAATAAGATTCGCTTGAGGATTGCATGCAATACAAACCATTTTTTGTTTAACAGAGTCATAAAATTTATCACCAGAGTCTTTTAAAAATGTCGTATTTTTCTCTCCTACAATAGCACTTTTGGTTGTTTTTGCATTACTATCTGTGCATGAAACACAATTTTTTGTCGAAGCTGTTCCTAAAAAAACTTCACTTCCTGGTTTATCCATAGGCATACCAACTGCTGAATTTCCATTTCCACTATTTGGTGTTGGATTCAATTGTTTTCTCCAATGTTTAATGGGTCTTGCTTTAAAATCAGGACCGTTTGATACTGTTTCAGTTGGTTGTAAGGGTCTAGACCATGTTGGAATAACATTATTTGTAGAGGTTCCTTTCCAAGGAACATATGGTTGTCCTCTATTATTTGACATAGTAATAATGTTATACATCTCTCAATATATACTAGATAGACATATTTTTTTTAGGAATATAATATAACAAACGAATAAATGTTAGTTATTCGTATATTACATATATTTACACTAGTCTTTTTCATATTATTAATATTGTTTGCATTATTTGATGTTTTAATAAGAGAGAATCAAAAAATAATAGAAGGTCTAGATACAAATGATCCTCTGTATGTTTCAAAAACAAGTGCAGGCGAAATTGACTCATTAAAGAAACAAATGAAGGAATTAGAAGGAATAAAAGATAAATTATCTAAAATTGAGAATAAAAATACAAAAAATGAAGAAGAAATGGTAAAAATAAGAAAAAAAGGTGAAGAAATGAAAGAGAAAGCTAAAAAAAGTTTTGATGATCAATTGAAGGTAAAGAAAAAAGAAGATAAAAATGAAGAAGAAAATGTATAAGAATAAGAATAATCAATGATGTTATACATAAAAAAATAATAAGATTATATTATATTATTATGTTTTACTTGCATATAACGGTTATTCTATTTTTCACATTATTATTGATATATTCTCTCTTTCATTCATTTTTCAATATAACAATTGAAGGTCTTGAGTGCACTGCCCAAACGGATCCTGTAATTGTTTCAAAATCAAATGCAAACGATGTTGAAGAATTAAAGAAAAAGATGGAAGAATTAAAAGGTATCACTTCACTCGTAGATAGTATTGATAGACAAACAAATAGAAATACAGAAGATATTAAAAGATTAAGTGATGAAGCAACTAGTGCTGGTTCAGATACTCTTGGAGGATTAAATCCAAATACAAAAAAAGAGGACCTTCCAAAACCAAAAGGATTGAATTAGTATAAGTATATAAGTATACAATTATAAGTATACAATTATAAGTATACAATTATAAGTATACAATTATAAGTATACAATTATAAGTATACAATTATAAGTATACAATTATAAGTATACAATTATTGTAATATAATAATCTAAAGTAAAGTATAATATAACATTATGTCGGATTTTTTTGATTCAGTATTAAGTGGTCCTGAAAATGTTCCAAGTTCATTTTTAGGACAAAATTATAGATATCAAGACCATATTAAAACACCTCAAGAACTTGGAATGAGTTCAGAAGGAACTATTAGTGCAATGGTAAATGATATTGGTGGATTAGTTGGTTATGTTCAATTACTTGTTGCTGGAGGAGGATCTGCAACAAAAGGTCCTCAATCAGGTCCTTTAGGTGATAGGTTTTTCTTAAAGACTGGAGCACAATGCACTGATATTAACACTGGTGAAAAGGTCGATAGATATGTTTATATAGATAATGTTCCAGATGGATCAATTCCATTTGTATCTACAAGTTTAAACGGTGTAAAATTTGACAGTATGAAAGGTCTTGTTCCTGGTATATTAACAAATATGTCTCGTATAGAACCTACTAAAATATTTGGAGCATTTATGATGGGAACTGATCCACCATGCAAGGAAGTCACAAGAGAAATTATTGATGAAAATGGAAATTCTAGTTTTGGAACATATCATCTTATATTATCAGACATTAAAGAGGGATTTACATCAGCAGTAAATAAAGGAACAAATAATCGAGGACGTGCTAAAAAACCATATGCACCAAGACACCCATATGCAACCATGCTACCCTATGGACCCGATCGTCCATACGATTCAACAGAACAAAATGCATATAAACCATTGTATCAGAAAGAAGGACCATATGTTGCAAAAACAGCTCCATTACCAAGTTATGTTATGCCCGTTGCGATTGTTCCTGATTTTAAAATAGATGAAATTGTTGAAGAAAAAGAAGAGGAAAAAGTTGTATATGCTCCTGATTTAACACATAAACCACATATTGCAACTGTTCCACAAATACAAAAAGTTATTATAAAACATGAGATTGTAGACGATCATGTATCCAGACTTCCAAAGATGAATAAAATGCCTGATGATATTTATATACAATTATATTACAGTAGTCTCGGATTATTAGGTTTATATATTTTCTTGAAATTATTCGAGAGAAAGGATATGTAAATATAGAAAATTTATATTTCTAAAATTTATATTTCTAAAATTTATATTTCTAAAATAATAAAAATATTTATTTTAGAAATACTCGGCTTACTTCGTATATGCTTACTTCGTATATGCTTACTTCGTATATGCTTACTTCGTATATGCTTACTTTGTATATTTGAACAATTCAAGTGCGACCATACCACCTGCAATTTGTGAAATAATATAAGGTGCAACATCACTCAAAGGCATCTTACGTGCAGCAGCCATAACAACAGTAACTGCTGGATTAAAATTAGCACCAGAAATCTCTCCACCAACGATAATAGCAAGTGCTAAAGCTGCACCAATTGCGATTGGACTACCAGTAGCTAAAATAACATAAATGAAAAACAATGACCCTAAAAATTCTACGAGATATTTTTGCAACATTTATAATGTATAATAAGAATTTATTTAACGGCACCTTTCTTCTTTGGTGCAGTGCATCCACCAGCTCTACAACGAGAAACTGCGCTATTTCTTGACGCACTATCTGTGCTTTTATATGACAATGGAGCATCACTTGCTAAACCAGTCTTTGCGACATTTTTACCAATCGCTTGAATTTTCTTATAATTTGTATATTCTTCTGCACCATGTCCCCATCTTTTTTTTGCAGGTATACTTCCTGCATCATTTGAATAAGAATGTAATGCATTTGATAGCATACTTCCTTGAGACATTGTATTGGGTTTGAATGGAGACCCCATAACTGATGTTGATATACCATTGTTTTGATAATTTCCACTTGATGTTGTAAAGAACATTATTATATATAATATAATATTATATGTAAAATGATATTATATATGTAAAATGATATTATATATGTAAAATGATATTATATGTAAAACGATTTAATACTTTACAGCGTTGTAGTTGTTATTAACAATCGTTAAATACTTCTTACGTGTTACCTCAGATGCATCTTGAACATATCTTGGGTTTCCATTATACATACTACCACCATTTCCAAATGCATTTCTTAATACCAATCTTGTCATTGAACGACGATTTCCGCCATCTAAAGTAAGACCGCTTAATCCTCCTTTTGGTTGAACTCCATGAATACCACCACCTAATTTTGTATATACAAGACTCATTCTATATACATGATATATATATTTTATTATCATGATGTAAAAAAAATAAAATATATATTTTTATTTTTTGCATTGTTATATACGCTCCACCCCCAACATAACTACTTTGTCATAATACGTGGTGCAATATTCATCGTAATCAATTCTTGAAACATCAACTTACACGAATACGGCAATTCAACATAATCAAAATCAGTCTTATTACCACAAGTCTTACATTGATGTATATGTGTTTTATCATTATACGCCGCAATCATTCCACAACATTTACAAACATTTACACTAAATGCATCAGAAGCATCATACAAACGACCTTTATTAAATCTCGATGCTCCATGTGAACAAATACAATCACGCTCCATTTCTCCATAACGTAAACCACCATCTCGTGAACGACCTTCCGCAGGTTGTCTCGTCAAATTCACCATAGGTCCAATCGACCTAGAATGCATCTTATCAGAAACCATATGTTTCAATCTCTGGTAAAACACAGGACCAATAAATATCGATGTTTCAATTTGTTCTCCAGTCAATCCATTATACAATAATTCATTACCCTTTGACTCATACCCCAACTTCTGAAGTTCACTTGCAATATCCTTAATATCAAACTTTCCAAAACTGGTTCCATCTCCAAACAGTCCCATTTGTATCAACACTTTACCAAGCAATGTCTCTTTCAACTGCGCAATTGTCATACGAGACGGAATTGCATGTGGATTAATAATAATATCTGGACGAATACCTTCTGCTGTAAAAGGCATATCGCACTCTTGAATAATATTCCCGATAGTTCCTTTTTGTCCATGACGCGATGAGAACTTATCACCGATAACTGGTTTTCTAACGGTTCTTACACGAACTTTACAAAAGTTGTATCCTTCACCATTTCTTTCCAAATAATTCTTATCAATATATGATTCCTCTCGTGTTCTATAAATATGACTATGGTCTTCATACTTAATCACTTTTGTATGATCATTACGCGCCTCTTTGATCGGCAAGACTTTCGATATAATAATGTCGCGATTTTCAACAAGTGTATTTTCGGGTATAACACCGTTCGAATTAACCTTTTCATAATTTCCAAACTTCATTCCTTTTGTTTTGGAAGGGTCTGGACGACAACGAATCTCTTCATCGCCGTGGATTTTCTTCTCCTCATCTTTTTCAGTATGATAAATAGTCGCTTGAAACAATCCTCGGTCAATTGATCCCTTATTAAATAGCAAACTATCTTCCTGATTGTATCCAGTATGTGTCATAATCGCAACAACAACCTGACTACCTGATGGGATTTCATTCAGTTTAATCAAGTTCATCAAGCGCGTTTCAACAAGAGGACGCATTGGATAGCTTAAAACATATGCAGTCTTATCCATACGACTATCAAAGTTTGTCACATACATACCAATCGCCTGTTTCGCCATAGCACATTGATATGTATTACGTGGAGACTGATTGTGTTCTGGAAACGGGGTGCATGATGCTACTACTCCGAATATTGTGCTAGGATGAATTTCACAATGTGTGTATCCTTTAGATGAATTTGATAAGTCGCTTGGCTTCATTGCAATCATACTCAAATTTTGTTCTGCAGGATCAATATACTCAATAACAGATTCATCGATTTTACAGTCAATAAGTAAATCTTCCCATGACAATTCCTTCGATGCAAGACGACGAATATGAGACATGTTCAGAATAAGCTTATTATTTTTAACGCGTAGCAATGGTCGTGTTAATCTTCCTGCATCTGTGCATACTCTGATCTCTTTTGTTTTAATATTAAATATGATAGATGTGTAAATATTAATAATACCTTTGCATTTCTTTTCTTTAAGTGATGCATACAATTCCATTGGATTTTTTACAATACCAAGCCATGTTCCATTAACAAATAACTTTATACCATTCGAAATATTTTTATTCTTCATATCTACACCACTTTCAAAGTCAAGAATATATGGCTTTACAAATTCATATATTGCGTTGCTGTTGCAAGGAATTGTTATGTGTGTCATATAACTTATATTCTTGACAACACCAACAGACCCACCTTCAGGAGTTTCAACTGGACACAAGAACCCCCATGTAGTATTATGCAATTTACGAGGAGGAATTAATTTACCGCTCTTATCAATTGGAGTGTTAATTCTTCTCAAATGGCTCAAACTAGAAATGTAAGTCAGACGATTCAATACTTGTGCAACACCGACTTTATTATTGTTGTTCGTATGTTTTATACAAAAGTCTCCAGTTGATAATGCACGTTTCAATCCGTTTTCAATTGTTGTAGATTTTACAATCTTATAAACATTTGTCAGATTGATGATGTTTGTATAATCCTCAATAGAACGCCATGACCCATTATTGATTTCTCTAACAACTTGTTTCTGCATATCTTTCACCAACTTGTTGAAATAATTTCTGAAAAGATTATTCAACAATGTTCCTGTAAGTTCAATACGTTTATTCAAATAGGAATCGCGGTCATCTACTTCTTGAGTTCCGAAACTACAAAGCAATAATTGATTTGTCATATAACCCAAGAAATATTTTTTCTGTTCCATAGTCTTACAATGAGGAAACAAATCGTTGTTTAATACATCCATCGTAAAATCGAGCTTTTTCTTTGCACCAAGTTCTTTATCCATATTATTATGAGGCGTAAATATGGCTTGATTTGTTATATATTTAATTGCACTCTCTTGATCAAGACAATTATTTGCTTCAACAATTGAAGCACGTAAAGCAAGCATCATATTCTTATTCTTTTCATCTTCAACATCAAGAACAATGTGTTGACAAATTTCCTTATCAGTTATAATTCCAATTGCGCGAAACACGATGAATAATGGGATTGGAACTTTTATTCGCGGAATTTGTAGAGACATTGCGTATCCCATTCCGTTATTCTTTGCAGACATCAATAGTGATATTTGTTTTGGAGATATACACTTGAAATCCGGAACAGAGCGGATTTCAGCCATCCACTGCCATTTGCTATTATTCTTAGAAATATTGAAACAATGAACCAAGTTCTCTGCGATGCGTTCTTGTCCCAAACAAGTCTTTTCTGAACCGTTGATAATGAAATATCCTCCAGGGTCCATGTAGCATTCATCATTGACACTGTGTGGAACATGTTTGTATTGTTCCAATACACAAATAGATGATTTCAACATGATTGGAAGCTTTCCGATATTTATTTTTGGAAATGATTTATAGAAGATTTGCTCTGTCTCTAATAAAGGTCCTGAACGAACAATATACTTGACATTCATATCGAGTGTCATGATTGAAGCATATGTAAAATTTCTGTATCTGGCTTCTTGTGGAAACATTAACTTGGTTGCACCGTTATTTTCATGAATTTGAGGACGATAAATATTGAAATTATCAAATGTGACAAACATTTCAAGACGATTTTTATTGGCTTCTTTTACAAAATCCTGTTCGGAACAAATACGGACAGGATTAAACATATATACAGTTTTTTGAATTTGATAGGATACAAAATCATTATAAGATTCAATTTGATGGCGGACTAATTGTTTTAAATGTTTTCCTTCAAAATAGCTTTGAATGACCTTCCATGGTTCTTCGATATATTTGGTTATCTCTTCTCCATTATTATAAATGCGGTCTTCGTAGTTTGATTCTTTCACGTTTGAAACGTTGACTTCTTTTGAATTCATCATTACGTCAGTTTTTTGCATTAGATTAGTTAACTATATATGAATAAGTTTATATTGTTTCAATTTTACATAATATTATATACGTTGTGTTGCGTTTTATTTTTTTTATATCTATAATAAACATGACAAAAACAATCCAATTAAACCCAGAGTTTCTTGGTGGTTCAAAAAACACAGCAGCAAAAACTAGAAAAAAAGAAAAACCGACCTCTAGTGTTCAACCAAATAAATTACGTAATGAATTAATGAAAAAAATAAAAGATTATCAAGCAAAAAATAATAATGAAAATTATCAAAAAGAAGATATTGAAGATTTTAATGACGAATTTAATAAATCATTACATTTCTTACAAGATTTAACAAACAAAAAATCTGGAATAAGAAATAAAACACAAAAATCGAATAAATCATATGATGTTGCAATTGAATTACCAGTTGAAATGATTGAAACAGCTTCAACCATTTCTAATGATAATGGTCCACAACTAAAACCTGCTGCTGTTGCTGAACCTGTAGTTTCAATATCTACACATACACCTACACCTATACAAGAACACGCCGTTTCAATATCTACACCTATACTTATAAAAGAACCAGTTATTCAAACACCTATATCAAAAATGCAAGAATATAGTTCTATGAAAAATGGTTCAAAACCAACATATCGTGAATTAAAAAAACCTATTATTATTCAAGATAAAAGTGAATATATCGAAACAAATAATCATAAAATATTGGAAAAAATAAAAGAAGATTATAAAAATGCAAATATGATTAGTGCAAACGGAGTGGGTTCAAGCGCAGCGGGTGCAAACGGAGTGGGTTCAAGCGTAGCAGGTTCAAGCGCAGCGGGTGCAAAAGGAGCAGGTTCAAGCGTAGCAGTTTCAAGCGCTCAAGACAGTGCAAATGATTCAACTGTGGTAGCAAGCTCAAAAATAGATCATAATAAAATAGATCATAATAAAATAGATCATAATAAAATAGATCATAATAAAATAAATAAAAAAAAGATAAAAAAGACTATACGAACATGTAAGTATCGTTTGGGAAAATTAGGAAATAAAGTATCTGTTTTAATAAAAGATTACAAAACAAGAAAAAATATCCAAAATGAATGTTATAAACTAGAAAAAACAAGCATTCATGATATAAAAAATTTTCTACGTAAAAAGAATTTATTAAAAGTAGGTAGTGTTGCCGAAGATGATGTATTACGAGAGATGTATGAACAATGTATACTAGCTGGAGATATTCAAAATAATAATAAAGATACTCTCATACATAATTTTTTAACAAAAGTATAAAAACAAAGGTGTAAAAAACAAAAGTATAAAAACAAAAGTATAAAAACAAAGGTGTAAAAAACAAAAAGTATATAAAAGCATTTATAATATATAAATAAAAATGGCGTTCAATTGTTTAAACCGCATAACAATTACTTGTGATAAAATAGAACATGCGCATGAACTTGATAAATTCATTGATGAACTCAGATATCTCAACAATAATGAAAATCAAATGTATAAGAATATTTATGTTTTAGAACGTGGTGAAAGAGGACTTGTATTTAATTTTTCTAATATGTGGAATGGTGGTGATTTCAAATGGTTAGATCGATTATTAGAAAAATACAGAAATTGTTGGGTAAAAAATGAATGGTTTGAAAACAATGGTCTTGCTGGAATTTGGGTTGGATATATAAATAGATACAATCAAAAAGATGTCAAACAATTATCTTGGAATGATTTGACACCACAGCAAAAAAAATTATATTTTATGAAGTAGACACATATGCACATAGATTGATAGATCATTTATGTAAATTACATAAAGATATACATATACATCTGTATATCTTTAAAATGACAATTGTAGAAGAATATCTCTCATACACAAAAAAATGGAAAGCAGAATATGGAGAGAAGACATTAGTATTAATGCAAGTCGGTTCTTTCTTTGAGGTATATGCGCTTCTTGATGCCGAAGGTAAAATGTATGGAAGTAATATACAAGACTTTGCATCTATTAATGATATGGTTATTAGTCGTAAATCACAATGTGTGGGAAATCAACAAGTCATGATGGCTGGATTTGGTATAGCTCAAAGCGAAAAATATCTTAAAAAATTGCAAGAAGCGGGTTATACTGTTGCAGTATATACGCAAGATGCTCAAACTAAAAATACGACAAGAAGCTTATCTGAAATTATCTCTCCTGGAACCTATTTCTCTCAAGATAGTGTAGAATTATCCAATAATATTTTATGTATTTGGCTTCATAAGTCTAAATCAACTACATTCATGAAAAGTCAAATGACAATCGGTGTTTCAAATATTGATGTTTATACAGGAAAAACATCTGTCTCTCAATTTACGTCGGAATATAATCATATTCCATCAACATACGATGATCTTGAGAGATATGTTTCTATATATAAACCAAATGAATGTATATTAATATCAAATCTCTCAATAGACAAATTAAATGATATTGTAGAATACACAGGAATTAAATGTCAAACTATACATAAACTAGTTATTAACGAATCAAATTCTAGCAATACAAATGAAGGAAATCAACAATCGATTTTAAATGCAGAAAAACAAATTTATCAAAGAGAGATTATCAAACGTTTTTTTCCATCTATAACGGAAGAGACATTCCAAACTTTTACAACACATTATATTGCGATTCAATCTCTCTCTTTTTTATTAGATTTTGCATATAAACATAGCCCATATTTAGTTCGAAATCTCTCAGAACCTGTATTTGAAAACCATACAAATAAACTTCTTTTGGCGAATCATTCATTAAAACAATTGAATATGATTGACGATTCAAGACATAACGGACGTTTATCATCTGTTTATTCACTCTTAAATCATTGTCTAACAAATATGGGAAAACGCAGTTTTATTCAGATATTACATAATCCAACTACATGTATTGAACAATTACAACGTTCATATGATATAACAGAACATCTATTAAATAATGATTCGTGGAAAAAATATAGAGAGAAAATGGTCGGATTAAAAGATATGGAAAAATTCAATAGAAAGCTTGTATACAAAAAAGTATATCCAAAAGATTTATCTATGTTTGTAGATGATCTACAAAAAGTGTTATCTATTTATGGAGAGATTAAAAAGGATAAGGTTTTATTTGAACATCTTTCTTTGAATTTTGGTTCAGGTTCAGGTTCAAGCACAAAATATAATATTGAAAAAATATGTTATGAAATAATTGATGATATACAAAGTAAATTCTCTCTACAAAAATGTATTCAAATTGAAGATATGAGTTTTGAACGTCTATCAACAACAGAAAACGAGATATTATCATTTATAAATTCTTGTATTTCTGTAGAAATAGATAAATGTCAAAAAGCGACAATTGATAGTAGAGAGAAATGGGATGCAATTCAATTAACTTTTTCAAATATGATTTCTGGAATAGAAAAAAGTAGTTCTAAAACAGCTGCATCCGCATTTATTAAAAGTCATGAAACACCAAAGTCTGTTCCATTAATGGTTGCAACAAAACGCCGAATGGCGTTATTAAAACAACAATTATCTGGACGTGGTGATAAGATGGTAATTAAATATATGTCAAATCATACAAAAAAAGAAGAATTATTTGAATTATCTCTCAGCGATTTAGAATATACAGATTATGGCGGAGCAAAAAAAGATATGACTGTTTGTAATAAACAGATGAAAGAAATGGCGAATGAAATTCAAAATTCAAAAGATAAATGGATTCAAGAAATATCTCTCTTTTATTCTGTTTTTATTGAAGAATTTACAAAGAAGTATAAGGACTCTATTGAAAATATACAAAAATATATTGCAGAAGTTGATACAATATGTTGTAAATGTTATATTGCAAACACATATAATTATTGTAAACCTGTCGTTTCGAATACACATACATCAAGCTATTTTTCTTGCACTGGTCTACGTCATCCATTAATAGAACATCTACAAACTAGGGAATTATATGTAACAAATGATTTGACAATGTCATGCACCAAAGGTGCGGTCCATCTAACAGGCACATGCACCAAAGGTGATGTCCATAATACAAGCACCGTATCTGGAATTCTTTTATATGGGACAAATGCTGTTGGTAAGACAAGTTTTATTAAATCAATTGGTATTGCAATTATATTAGCACAAGCAGGACTCTATGTTCCTTGTTCAACTTTCACTTATTACCCGTATAAAAGTATATTCACACGTATTCTTGGTAATGATAATATATTCAAAGGTCTCTCCACATTTGCAGTAGAAATGTCTGAATTAAGAACTATATTAGAACAATCGGATGAAAATAGTATTGTCCTTGGTGATGAATTATGTTCAGGAACAGAAAGTCATTCAGCGCTAAGCATTTTTACTGCAGGATTAGAAATATTACATGAGAAGAAGTGCACATTTTTATTTGCAACACATTTTCATGAAATTGTCTCTTACGATGAAATAAAAAAACTTGACAGAATGAAATTCATGCATATGGCTGTATCATATGTTCCTGAAAAAGGTGTGCTTGTATATGACAGAAAACTGAGAGATGGACCAGGAGATAGTATGTATGGTTTAGAAGTATGTAAATCTCTCAATTTACCAAAATCATTTTTAGAAAGAGCACATGATATTCGAATCAAATACAATCCAAACTCGTCGACAATATTAACAGATAAAACAAGTCATTATAATAAAAAGAAAATTGTAGGTATGTGTGAAATGTGTCATGAAGAGAGATCAACAGAAGTTCATCATTTAGCACATCAAAAAAATGCTTCTGCGAAAAACGATTACATTGATAGTTTTCACAAAAATCATCCTGCAAATTTATTAAGTATATGCGAATCTTGTCATAAGAAATTTCATGATTCTGATAATAATGTAAACCACCGCGTTAAGAAAACAACTAGCGGACAAACCATTGTTGTTATTTCATGATAAACATAAAACATAAAATATAAAAACAAAAATAAAAAAATAAAAAATATTTTTATTTGTAATAATAAAATCTTCTATTATATAAGCACATAATAGATGGACCAATTAGTTAATCCAAAAGATAAGTCATTAAGCGACAATCAATCAAAAGTTATAAAGATAATAATTGTTATTGCAATGTTATATGTTGTTCTTACTATTTTTGGAATACAAATCGTTAGTGATGAGTTTAAGAAATATCTTTCAGATAACAGTGAATTAATTATCTCTGTTTCTATTGGAATATTTACAATGATTGTATTCTTCTCTATATTTAATATTCGATTTGATGAAAAAAATAAAAAACTTAAAAAGGAAATAACACTTGAAACACTTGAACCATTTGAGGTTGATATAACAAAAGAAGATCCTAATGTTATTAAAATGTTCGGAAAGCTAGAATCAGATAATGTTGATGTCGCTTTTTGTCAAAACTCCATTTCTTTATCTGATAAAAATGAAAATTGTAAAAAACTAACTAAGGGAAATTGTGCAAATGTAGGATGCTGTGTATTAATAAATGGAGAAAAATGCGTTGGCGGAGATGAAAGCGGTCCAACCTATTTAAGTGAAAATGGAAAAGATATAGATGTTCAGTATTATCTATTTAAGAATAAATGTAGAGGGAAATCATGTCCTTCGTAGAAAGACTCCTTTTTATGTAAAAATAGTAAATATATCATAAAATTGATTTATAAATATTGTTTTATATAAATAATATACAACAATGATTATTCCAGTAAAGTGTTTCACATGCGGTAATGTATTAGCAAATAAATATAGATATTATCAGAAAGAAGTTCGTAAGCGAAAGCTCGAAATGAATGGTGTTAGCGACAATTCAGTTGTTTATCTGACAAAAGAAAACACAAAAAAAACACCAGAAGGAGAAGTTTTAGACATGCTTCAATTAAATAAAATATGTTGCAGAAGACATATGTTAACTCATGTTGATATAGAATAAAATATATGATAATAATATATATGCCTTCAAAAATAAAAGTTATGAAAAAGACAAAAAAAGTCCGATTTTGTAAATTGAAAAAACATTCAAGAAGACGTCTTCATCGTAGACATTCTTCTCGTAGATATGGTGGTTCTTTGCGTAAAACATTAATAAATGAGAAAAAACGTATTCGTTCGCGTGGAGGAGGAATAATACCAAGCGGAATAACACAAATGGCTTACTCTGTTATAGGATCAGGACAATCAGTTGTAGATGGATGGAATGGAAAATCATCTTCTTTTTCTTCAGTTAATCCATCTCCAGAAGATCAACTTCCTGTTGATGGAATATATCAATCAAATCATGGTGTTTTATAAATAATAATGTATAATGCAAAAAAGAATTATGCAAAAAAAGAATTATGCAAAAAAAGAATTATGCAAAAAGAGCACAATCCAAAAGGTATAATGCAAAATAACTATATAAAATATATTATATCGTAATATATTTTCTAACTCTATTTTATAAATATGAAATTCGATATTAAAAGAATATGTACTCCTGCGTATGTTTATTTAGTCATATCTACTATTTCTATTATTTTAATGATTATTCAAAACGCTGGAAATACAAACACATATTGTCTTGGTAATTATTCATGTATTGTATCAAGCACTGCAAGTGTTTTTGTAGGAAAAGCTATTTATGTTATTTTCTGGACATTTATTCTTAATTTTATTTGCAGTCAAGGATATAAAAATATTTCTTGGTTCTTAGTTTTGTTTCCTTTTATTCTCTTTTTTATTTTAATTGGTCTTTTTATGATTAATCAAGGCATTTTTCTTCTTCAACACAGCTCTTTATATGGAGGATTCCGTGAAGGTATGGTAGAAGGAGCTGATCCAGCTGCAAAGGTTCCAGACACAAAGGCTGCCGATGCTTCTAAGAAGGCAGCAGATGATGCTAAGAAAGCTGCTGATGCTAAGAAGGCAGCAGATGATGCTAAGAAAGCTGCTGATGCTAAGAAGGCAGCAGATGATGCTAAGAAAGCGGCTGATGCTGCAAAGGCTGCTGCTTCTGCAAAGGCTGCCGAAGCGGCTAAGAGTGCTGAATCTAAGAAGACATTCAAATTAATGCCTGCATCATATCATTAAATAAAAAATGAAATATATAATTAATATTTTTATTCAATTATATATTCTATGTTATAATAGTCTAAAAAAATATAGATAGATTAGTATATATGTCTGACGCAATTGAGGATACAAATGAAATTGAAAAAAAAACAATAGAAGGTCTTGAAGATGTTTTAGATACAAATGAGGAGATGGATATTGACAAACATAGCAGTCAAAGTAGTAGTCGCAAACGAAATAATAGCAACAAAAAACAATCAGAGGTTAATGTTGCAGAAGTTGATGTCGCCGAAGGTGATATAGCCGATGATAAGTTTATACGAAATATTATAGACACGATGTTTAATGATAATCCAAATCTTTTCGTATCTCATCATTTAGATTCATATAATGACTTTTTCAATAATGGTATTAAGCGTATCATCAAAGAAAAAAATCCGATTCGTATTATTAAACATCAAGAAAATAACAACAAAGATTTACAATGTCATTTATACATCGGAGGAAAATCAGGTGATAAATTGCATTATGGAAAACCAGTTATTTTTGATGAACAAGGAGAACATTTTATGTATCCAAATGATGCAAGATTAAGAAATATGACATATGGTATTACTATTCATTATGATGTAGATGTTGAATATTTTATTAATGATGCAACAAATAATCCTGAAGATGATAAAAAACAATCCTTTACAAATCCACAATACACAAAAACATTCGAAAAAATATTTCTTGGACGTTTCCCTATTATGTTAATGTCTGATCAATGCATTTTAAAAGGACTTAATCCTGCGGTTCGTTTTGAATTGGGTGAATGTAAAAATGATTATGGTGGTTATTTCATCATAGATGGTAAGGAAAAATGTATCGTCTCTCAAGAAAAATTCGCAGATAATATGCTTTATATAAAAGACAAAGTCGACGACGAATTTAGTCATTCAGCTGATATTCGTTCTGTTTCAGAAGACGCATCCAAACCTGTTCGAACATTATCCGTTCGCATTGTAAAACCAAGTTCTAAATTTACAAACAATCAAATAGTAGTAAATGTTCCGAATGTTCGATTGCCTGTTCCACTATTTATTCTTATGCGTGCACTCGGTGTTGAATCAGATAAAGATATTATAAAATATTGTTTGCTCGATTTGAAAAAATACGAATCATACATAGACTTATTTATACCATCTGTTCATGATGCATGTAGAATATTCACACAAGATTTAGCTATTGAATTCATCGCTAAATTAACAAAAGGTAAAACAATTGCGCATTCTATTGAAATCTTGACAAACTATCTTCTTCCACATATCGGAGAAATGAATTTCAAAGACAAGGCATTTTACATCGGTCATATGGTTAGAGAATTATTAAAAGTTTATACTGGAGATGAAAAGGCAACAGATAGAGACAATTTCCGTTTTAAACGTGTTGAGTTGCCTGGATCTCTCATTTACGACTTATTCAAAGAATATTATACTATGCAACAAAAAAGCATTTTCTTAAAATTGGATAAAAAATACCATTTCAATGACAAGTTATTTCAAGACGAAAAATTCTTCGATTTAGTTGATATTTTTAGTGAAAATCCTTTTACAGAAAAAATTGTAGATGACGGTTTTAAAAAGGCTTTCAAAGGAAATTGGGGCGCACAAGCACATACAAAGCGTCTTGGTGTTGTGCAAGATTTGAATCGTTTAAGTTATAATGCGGCAATCTCTCATCTGCGCAAATTGAATTTACCTCTTGATTCTAGCGCTAAAGTTGTGGGTCCACGTTTGCTTCATTGTTCACAATGGGGTATTATTGATCCAGTCGATACGCCAGATGGAGGTAATATTGGTCTTCATAAACATATGTCTATTTCTGCGGCAATAACAAGCGGTATGTCCTCGATTCCGTTGATTAAATGGCTTATAAAAACAATTAAAATACAAACGTTAGCCGAAAGTATTCCAGAAGAGTTTTCATTAATGACAAAAGTATTTGTTAATGGAAACTGGATTGGTTGTATTCATGACCCCAAAAATGCAGAAAGTCTTTTAAAAACATATCGAAGAAATGGTATTATACCCTTATTTATATCTATCAATTGGAAAATCAAAGAAAACATCATTTTCATATACACTGATGCAGGACGTTTATGTCGTCCAATTTTCTATGTTGAAAATGGTCGTCCAAGTTTTAATCGCGATGTTATATTTGAAAAAATACTTGATAAAAAAATAACTTGGGAATCACTTTTAACTGGATTTGCGAAAAAGAAGGACGATAAATTCTCTATGTATAATAACGCGATTTATAATAACTGGTCAGATTTGTATGAAGCAGGACGTTTTGAAGATCTTGAAGCGACGAAAGCCGTTATTGAATATATCGATACATCGGAAGCAGAAACATCTTTGATAGCGATGGATTATAAAACGATGCGTTTAAAACCTAAACCATATACACATCTTGAAATACATCCGTCGCTTATTCTTGGAACGATGGGTAATCAAATCGTATTTCCTGAAAACAATCCATATCCACGTAATGCATTTGCATGTGGTCAAATGCGACAAGCTATTTCTCTCTATCATACAAATCACCAAACACGTATTGATAAGATGGGTGTTGTATTAAACTACGGTCAAGTTCCTCTTGTGAAAAGCAGATACATTGAAAAAATTAATCGAGAACAAAACCCATACGGAGAGAATGTTATTGTTGCAATTATGTGTTTTAATGGATATAATGTTGAAGACTCTATTTTATTCAATGAAGGTGCAGTTAAACGAGGTTTATTTCGTATGACATATTACAATATGTATGAAACTCACGAAGAAAGTTCGAAAGTCGGAAATAGTAAAACAAACGCGCATTTTATAAATATTGAAAATAGTAATGTTGAGAGATTAAAAGTCGGATATGATTATTCTGAATTAGATGAACATGGTCTAATAAAAGAAAACACGAAACTCGATGATAAAAAAGTTCTAATTGGTAGAGGAATTCTTCCAGTTAATGGCGGCGATACATATATTGACTCATCTGTATTTCCAAAGAAGGGACAACTTGGATACGTTGATAAATCATTTATGACGAGTGAAGAAAAAGGATTCAGAATCGCAAAAGTTAAAGTAAGAGATGAGCGTTATCCATATATCGGCGATAAATTCTGTTCTCGTTGTGGACAAAAAGGAACGGTAGGTCTTATCATTCCTGAAGCCGATATGCCGTTCACGGCTGACGGTATTCGACCAGATATTATTATTAACCCACATGCAATTCCGTCTCGTATGACAATTGGACAATTAATCGAAACTATTATGGGTAAGGCTTGTTCTATTTACGGTGGATTTGGTGACTGCACCGCATATGCGAATAAGGGATCAAAAATTAAATTATTTGGTGATATGCTTAATCGTGCTGGGTTGCATTCAAGCGGAAATGAAATTATGTATAATGGACAAACAGGTGAGTCATTTGAAACCGAAATATTTATTGGACCAACGTATTATATGCGTTTAAAACACATGGTTAAAGATAAAATCAATTATCGTGCAAGAGGTCCAAGAACGAATCTGACAAGACAAACCGTTCAAGGTCGCGCAAATGATGGAGGTCTTCGTATAGGAGAAATGGAGCGCGATGGTGTTGTTGCACATGGTGCTTCACTCTTTTTACAAGAATCACTCATGGTTAGAGGCGATGATTATTATATGGCGGTGTGTAATCAAACAGGTATGATTGCAATATACAATGAAACGAAGAATCTATTCTTGAGTCCAATGGCGGATGGTCCACTTAAATTCACAGGTAAACTAGATGGAACGATGAACATAGAAAATGTCAGTAAATTTGGACGTTCATTCAGTGTTATACGTGTTCCATATGCGTTCAAATTGTTGGTTCAAGAACTGCAGGCGATTAATATTCAAATACGTGTTATAACAGATGAAAACGTAGAACAGTTATCAAGTATGGGATTTTCAGACAATATTGTTAAATTGATGGATACTGATGAAACGAAATTGTCATTGAAAACGAAGAAGATATTATCGAATAATAATGAAATTAGTGGTGAAGAATATGAATCATATAAGAAAGATGTATTTGGTAATTATTCGAATGATGTCTCTCCATTTTTGATAGACGAAAATACATATCATATGATCTCTGATAAATTGCCGAACATGGCGAATAAAATTGCAAATGCAATTATTATAGAGCTCGGTGGTGAAAATGAGAATGATTACTCAATTACACGACGAATGAATATTGTGGATGCAACTGCAAATATTGGTGCAAGTAGTATGGCTTTTTTCAAATATTTTGGTCATGTTGATATGATTGAATCTAATAGTCAAATCATTCAAATGTTGAATCACAATATTAATTATTTTGCAAGGGAAAAGAGTATCTCTCCTGAGAGATTTCATATTTATCAAGGTGATTATAAAGATGTTGTAGTTAATCCAAATATAAATAAAGATATTATATTTATTGATCCACTGATTTACAATAACAATAATAATGTTGTTATCAAGGATAATAAGAATAATAATATTGTTCTTATGGGTGATATAACAATGGAACAACTTATTTTGAACATGCTTGAATTATTCGCATTTGTTGTTGTTAAATTACCGTTGAATCATGCGGATTTATTTATGGATGATGATAAACACCGTCATATATTTATAATGAAATATTCAAAGACACAGATACTTATTTTCAAGAGTGATAAAAACGCTGAAAAGTATTCGAATGAAGAACAAATCGTATTAAGTGAACGCATCAAAGCCGAAGAAAATGGTTGGTATTTACTCAATGATATGACAAACGGACTTGTTTTCGGTTCTATAATTAAGGACGATGAAGGAAATGAAACGGATAGATGGTCTGTAAAAGAACATGACGGCATGTATCCGAATGTTCCAGTTAGAGAATGGAAATCATCTGAATTGGTTTATGATGATGGTAAACCGATACAACCTTCACTTATGATGAAAAGATTGAGACAAAATTTCTCAAAAGGCAATTGGAAATCTGAATTGAATCTTATCAAAATGAAAATGGATTATACACCAACCTCTCCAAGTAAATCATATGAAATAAAACGATTACCTGATGAACATATTCCAAGTGAAGAGTATGATTATATTCCTACAACACCTGAAAGTTCTTCAAATGTCTCGTCATATGAGAAAGATTATGAGATTGCAAGAACTTCGCCTGCTGCTGTAGCTGCTGCAACGACTGTTATGCAAAATGCAAGCGCAAATACATTAAATAATGTAAATCAGACACTACAGTCTGTTTCAAAACAACTGAATGATGTTCAAAATAAAGTATCAACATATACACAGTCAGCAAAGAATCTAGCAACAGATATTGTTGCAAATGTATCATCTAATACTGAAAATGCGGCGGCAAATGCATCGACTGTTGCTACTCAAGCATCGCAACTTGTTGTTAATAAGGCATCCGATTTAGCTACAAATGCATCACAATTAGCAAACGATGCTGCAAATAAAGCATCGAATGTAGGAAATACAATTTTAGATGTTGTAGAAGGAGATAAACCAATATCATCCATTCTTACTGCAATAACAGAAGAAGCACCAAAAGATACGAAAACAGAAGAAAAGAAAAATGATGATGTAAAGCGTATAAGTATATAAGTATATAAGTATAAGTATATAAGTATAAGTATAAATGTATAAGTATATAAAAAATAGTGTAAAAACACAATATATATTTTAAAATTGAATTTGGATTTAAAATATATGAGTTAGTATAGATAATATATAGAAATGGCTCAAAGCGGAATAATCATTCAAATTTATAAGTCGCGTATCAATATTTTAGAGATATTGAAGTCTCAAGGTTATAACGTATCTGATTATGAAGGTTCTGGAATCAATGAAGTTAACAGTATGTATCAATCCAATCAATTGGATATGTTATTAAGCAAAAATGACAATAGTAAAAAAGTATATATTAAATATCATTCGGCAAAAACGTTAAGTCATTCTAATATAACACAATACATCGATGATCTTTTCAATATTGATAATATTTTAAAAAATGAAGATGATCTGATTATTATCATGAAAGATGAACCAAATGAGTCTCTTATAAAAATTTTGAAAAATATTTGGGAAAAAGAACAAAAGTATATAAATGTGTTTAACATTAAACGTCTTCAATATAATATTTTGAAACATGAGCTGGTTCCTCCACATGTTGTATTAACAAAAGAAGAAGCAAAAGAGGTTAAAACAAAATTTAACATAACCGATGATAGTCAAATACCAGATATATCAAGATTTGGTCCGGTTGCACAAGCCATTTGTATTCGTCCTGGAGAGTTGTGTAAAATTACACGTTCAAGTCTTTCTGCTATTAAAAGTGATTTTTACAGAATTTGTTCACCCTAATAATGATGTAGGAGTAAATAATATTCTTTGCATAATACAATAAAGAATAATGTCATTTGAAGAAAATGATGAAAATATAAATGATTTTAGAGATCCTGAATTTTATATTTCAAGGATAAATGAATTAGATCAGAGATATAAACTTACATTAAATGAATTAGTAAACAATTATCCAAATCATAGCACAGACCAGAAAAATATCGAAAAAGTCCAAAATGACCTTTTTTTATTGAAAAACGAAATTTATAATAATATTAAATCTATTTCAGATAATATATCCATTTCTGATAGTAAAATAAAAAAAATGAAAAAAGAAACAGATGAATTAAAAAAATCATATGATGAAATGGTTCAAAAAAGTGGTGGTGCAAAAGGTTTTATGAAAGATAGTCATATTTTATACAATCAATATTTAATGGGGAATTGTTTAATTGGTTTTGTCAGTATATCAAGTATTATTTTTTATTATACACATATGAAGAAGTCATAAATAAATAGATCTAATACATAAATATATATGTATATGTATATAATATATATTTATGTCTGTTATAAGTTTTTTTAATGATTTAGGTATTATTCCAAATAAAGGAACAGGATTAGAAAAGAATGAAAATTTATTACAAGGTCAACAATTTATGGAATATGGAAGACATTATAAAAATAATCGATCATTACTAGTCAATGAAGGTTTTGTTATTACTTCTAACACTCCATCTGGAACAACAACAACTTATACTACTTCAGCACCTCAAACAAATATTATTCCACAAACGAGTGTTGTGCCTAAAACGAATATTACAATACCTATGACAACCCCAACACTAACCGCTCCTACAACAACAATAACACCTCCTGCTGCTGCACCTATGCCTACTGCAACTGCACCTATGCCTACTGCAACTGCACCTATGCCTACTGCAACTGCGCCTATGCCTACTGCAACTGCGCCTATGCCTACTGCAACTGCGCCTATGCCTACTGCAACTGCGCCTGTGCCTACTGCAACTGCGCCTGTGCCTACTGCAACTGCGACTGTGCCTACTGCACCTAAACCTGCATTTGATATTAATTCGCCAGAGGAAATTCGTAAAAGAGATCCATATGGACTAAATAGTTTATATAGTATAAATAATATTTTTAGAGGATTTTCAAACAGTTCAAATCGTACCAATGTTTTTTCTGATGATACATTTGGTTTACTAGATAAAGATAATGATAATAAAATAACTAAAAAAGAATTTGATGTTTTTCTTGAAAATAAATTGAATCAATTATTAAACGATGATAAATTAACACCAGAACAAAAAAATAAAATGAAAATTCTGTTTGAAGAATATAAACAACAATTATATCCAACCATTTTTAAATTTGAAGATAAAAATAAAGATGGTGTTATATCTTGGGAAGAATATACTGGTCCAAAAATGAATGTAAAACAAATATTTAATTCAATGGATGAAAATAAAGATGGTAAATTAACTTTAAATGAAATAAATAACTGGAAAAAAACCAATGCAAATGATGTAAATTTTGATACAAATAGTTTTTTTAATAACCTTCTTGATACTAACAAAGATGGTGTATTAACTACAGATGAAATATATAATAATAGTAATCAAGAATTATATAGAATGTTTGAAAAAGACCCTGAATATAAAGCACGTCAAGATGCATTGTCTAAGTCTGCGTCTGCACCTACTGCGTCTGCACCCACCTCGTCTGCACCTATGACTACACCTTCACCACCACCTATCTCTGCATCTACCACACCCACATCTATAACTTCTCCTCCATTTATTTCTTCTTCATTAAATTCAACAATACCTTATTCTGAATATAAAAATGAAGATTCTGGACTCAATTTGGATGCAACAACCAAAGAACCAGTTAATCAAAAAAAAGAAACAATTATAGCAAGGAGAGATCACAGCGTATTAGAAACTCGTTCAAATAAATATCAATATATTGCTTGGATCTTCGTCGCTATTTTTATCATATGGGCATTTATAAATGCTTCTATGTTTACATTTTCTGAAGTAAATATTAATTCTTCAGATTTTACACCGTCTCAAAATGCAAGTAATGTATTTTCGATGATTATTATTATAATACTTGTTATTATATCAGTATTAGTTATTAATAGAATGAATAGTAGTAGTCTACAAACAAATGTAAAGATTTTTGGAAAGTAAAAATCGAACAAGTGTAAAGATTTTTGGAAAGTAAAAATCGAACAAGTGTAAAGATTTTTGTAAAATAAAGTAAAGTAAAATAAAAAATAATTCATATAGAAAATATTATAATAGATATATAAGTAAGTATGCAAAAACAAGAATATCAAAATCTTATAGGAACATCAGAATCAACGCATTATCAACTTAAATCATATTTTATACAATATGTATTTTTATCTATTATATGTCTTATTGTATTTGGACTCATTATACGTTCGTCTTATTTAGAAAAAACGTCTGAAGAAAGCACAACAGATACTATTATTCTTTTTGTAGCTTCTACTTTGGTCTTTTATAAAGTCGCTTCTATGATTCTATAATAAAGAATAAAATAATTATTCTATATTATATATAAATGAATAATTCAAACACAGAGCAAATAAATAATAATAATATGAGAATAACAGAAGTAAACACATACTATGGTGAACAATATAAATCTTATATAGAACTTATTAAAAGTATTATAGGATTCATGGTTCCTATTCTTATTCTAACTATCATTAAACATAAAGGATTATTACCAGAATCGATTTTGAACTTAATGATTGGGTTGATTCTTACCGTTGGTATTTTATATACATTATGGCTGTATTATGACTTTTCACGAAGAAGTAAAATGAATTTTAGTGAATATGATTGGGGAGAAGCTAAAGCTCCATTACCTAATGAAAATAATGTAAGAAAACCTGTTTCTGAAGATGAAATGAAGAGTTTATCTGAAACTTTAGGTATTGACTGTATTGGTATGGAATGTTGCACTGACGGAATGATTTATGATGATAATTTAAGAAAATGTGTTTCTAAAACTGGATTTAATAATTCAAAAACACAACAACAAGTGATTGATGCTTTTTCAGCTGCTGTTCCTGATACTGCTAGTGCTGCTACTGCTGTTCCTGCTAATGCTTCTACTAATGCTATTGAATCTTCTAATACTTTAACTACATCTATTCCTACATCTGTTCCAGCATCTGTTCCTGATAATGCTATTACAACAATACCTGCTCATCTAAACAATTATATTAGAAAAGGTTCAGAGAAAGGATATTGTAGAGCGATTGGTAATATTATTCCTCCAAATTCAGCATTTTCACAAGGAAAAACACAAAGTAATGGACAATTACATACGTTAGAATCATGCGCCAATACATGTGATAATAATAAAGGCAATTGCACTGGTTTTGATTATATGAGTAATGGTGCTTGTTTTAACTGGAACTTACCATCTAATAATTCATACGAAATTCATGAAGGTTCAAATGAAAATATGGGTTGTTGGATAAACAAAGATTTACCAATGTAAATCATTACATTTTATACAAACATTATTCGAATGTAAATACAATATCGAATAATATAATATCGAATAATATAATATCGAATAATATAATTCTATATTATATATAATATGGTTGTTTCAAATACAGAGCAAATAAATAGTAATAATATGAGAATGACAGAAGTAAACACATACTATGGGGAACAATACAAATCATATATAGAACTTATTAAAAACATTATATGGTTCTCTCTTCCTATTCTTATTCTTTCTATCATCAAACATAAAGAATTATTACCAGAATCGATTGTGAACTTAATGATCGGTCTAATTCTTTTAATTGGTATTTCTTATACATTATGGGATTATTATGACATTTCAAGAAGAAGTAAAATGAATTTTAGTGAATACGAATGGGATTTTAGCAAACCTGAAAAATCAGATGAGTTTATTAAACAAGTATCAGCCGTTAAAAGCGATAATGATATGAAAAGTTTATCAGAAACACTTGGAATTGGTTGTGTTGGAATGGAATGTTGTTCTCAGGGAATGACATATGATACAGTTTTAAGTAAATGTGTATCTTCAAATGCATCACCGGTGCCTTCTGCTCCATGTGATGGATTAAATGATGATAGTCCAGCAAATTTGGTAAAACCAGATTGTCTACAAAAAGTTTGGACAGATTCTGGATGCACTAAAGAAGGAACAGCATATCCATCCGATTCTTACAAAGGGTGGTGGACTGATGCAAATGGTGCAAAAACACTCGGTGGTATTAAAACAGATATGAAATATTGGGGAACTATGACTGACGAAACTCATGTTGTAGGATGTAAAGGTAGAAAGGAATATTCAACACAATGGAAGTGCTTACCTGGAATACATACTCCAGTGCGAATAAATTCTGGAGGAGATCTTGAGTGTATGTCGCTAAATAATAGAGATTGTTTGTGGAAGGGAAATGATGCAGAATGCAAGACGTTATTGGCTTCTACACCTGAAAATTTAAAACCACTTGCTTGCGGAGCGATGCATAAAAAAGAATGGGGTGGAACTGGATATGATGGGGGACATTGGTGTCAAAGAGGATTAGCACAATTATCTTATAAACCACTCGGATGTTTTGGAGATAAACAAGAAAGAGCTATGCCTGTATTAGAAGGAGGTGATCCAACAATTACTGATGCTTATCCTGGTGCTTACAAGGTAAGAGAAGACGCGATTGTAAAATGTTATAAATATGCAAAGTCAAAGGGATATAAATATTTTGCAGTTCAGGATGGGGGTCATTGTCAAGGTTCAAATAATTTGGAAGAATCCAAGAAATATGGACAATCGACTGCATGTAGCAATGGAAAAGGAGGAGGATGGGCAAATGATATATATGAAATTTTATAAATACATACTTTTTTGGGAAAAAGTAGTAGTGCAACGCTTCTATTGCAAAAACATTATGATACTTTTTGGGAAAAAGTAGTAGTGCAACGCTTCTTCTATTTCATTTGAAAAGAGGTAGTGTAAATATTCTATCGCAAAAATATATATACTTTTTATAAAGTCTATATATAGTATAGTAGAGAGATAATGGATATAAATGATATGGTTGCTTTAGCGAAT